TTACTTCGTTGGCTCCACGATCTCGCCGACACGACGATAGACGGTCTCGGTGATGCGCTTGTCGGTGTGTCCAAGCAGCCTGGATGCCCGGCCGAGGTCAGCAATTTCAGAGGCTGCCTTCGGGCGGATGTCTCGGAACTGAAACTGACGAATCGCGGTCGCCAGGGTCTCGTCGAGTTCTTCCAGCGCCGCGCCGGCGGCGGCCGATCGTGCTTCGTCAAAGCGAATGCGCAGCATGGAGGATGTCATCCGGCGGCCATCGGGCGTTGTGATCAGATACGGGCCGGCTACGCCGCGCTGGCGCCGCTGCTCGCACAGTCGCGCAACGAGTTCTCCAAGCGCTGTCGGGCTGCCGTCGACATCGAGCATGATGCGCAACTTCTTCGACGTCTTGCCCTGGGCGATCTGCAGGTGCCCATCCTGAATGTCAGCCTCCCGAATGATCAACACGTCGCTCGGCCGCTGAGCGGTGAGATATGCAAGGTCCATGGCATCGCGGAGTTCCGGTGGCGCCGCGCCGTATACCGCGTTCCAGACCTCGGCCCTGGCGTAGAAGTCGCGCGGCGTCTCGCGGTTCTTGCGAACCCCCTTCACCGGGTTTTCAGCCGTGACGATTCCCCACTCCCTGGCGATGTTGAAGATGTGGGAGAAGAGGGATAGCTCCCTGTTCGCCCGAACCTTCGCGGACCGCTTGTCCCGGTACTGTGCCAGCACTTGGGGGGTGAGCGCCTCGACCGGCGCTTCTGAAAACGCCTTTCGCAGTTGCGTCAGCGAGAGGAGGTTGTCCTTTTGGGTGCGTGGCGCTTTCCCGGGGATGATCTCTTTCTCGTACCGGTCGAACACGTCACCCCATTTGCGCAGGGTCTTCGGAGCCGGACTGGCATCCAGCCGCGCCCACTCCAGCTTTGCCATGTCCAGGTCGGTACCGAGCGGGATTTCCTTCCTCTTTCCGTCCTCGCCGCGGCCGTCGTAGTAGTAGCCAACCCACAACTTCCCTCCTTTCAGCTTCCTGGTCCGGCGAATCATCCGGGGCGGGAGGTCCCTGTTCTTCGGCTGCTTCGGCCGCATTTCAACTCACCTTCGACAGATCCAGCGTCCACGGTTCCTGTACAGCGACCGTTCCGTTCGGTTTCACTCCGGCCAGCCGCAGGCGGGCATAGATCCGTCCGACGACAGGTCGCTGCGCAGCATTCAATTCGTACTTCCAGCCATGAGATGCCAGCCACTCGACCTGTTTTTTCGATGACTTGGCGCCGATCATGGCTTCCAACTCTTCCTTCGAGAGAAATTCAGACGGGGTTTCCATGGGTAGGTACCTATCCCAGCCTGACGGCCGGGTCGTGCCGCAGCCCTTTCCGTTGGGACTCGGCATGGATGATTTCAGGTAGGATGCACCGGCTCACCGGTGACGGGACCAGCCTTGGCGGGCATGTGCCCCTGATCCGGTGGGCTTTCGCTGGGCGAAGGTCTGGCCGGAAACGGCGTTCCCGGCAGGATGCCCAGGGCGTCGGTGGCGCGCTGGACGATGTTGAGCGCCACATGCAGCGCCGCCGCGTCGTCTTGCATGCGCATGAGCGCGGTCATCTTGGGCCGGTGCTCGGCACACACTCTGTCGCGAAGCTGACCGGCGGCGCGGCGAACAGCGTCGGCCGTGCCGTGGTGCTGGAGCACCAGGGCCATGACCAGTACCACGTCGACGCTGTGCATTTGCATCGTTGTGGTCCGCAGGAGCCAGCGGGGAAGGGCGATGCCTGGTTTCTGCTTCATCCGAAGCACCCCGTCTGCCAGGCCGCCAGCGTGCGGAGGATCGGGAATATCTCCGCTGCGAACACTGCGGCCAGGCCCAGGGTGGCGATCAGTCCGAGGGCGGTCAGCGCTCTACGCATCACTTGGCCCTCCCTGACTCGCCGCTACCCGGTCCAGGCGCTCTATCTCGGCCAGGATCAAGGCGCCGGCCTTGACCATGTTGCGCCGCCCGTCAGGACTTGGTTTCCACCACGACTTGTCCCATGGCCAGAAACGCGAAGGGTCGCCAGCAGGATATGCGAGAGAAAACATGGCGTAGCAGCCCGCTGCGGACGCCAGCGCGCCGGTGTCGTGCTCGTCGTCGTGCTCCGGCGTCCATCCTTCGGCGGTGATCTGCCGGCGGCGCTCGGCCTGCACGTCTAGCCATGCTTGCGGCACCTGCCCAGCCTGGTCGGTCCGGTGGTGGGCGAAGCTGATAGTCCCGCCGAGCTTCAACACCTGCACTGCGAGGGCATCGACATTGGCCAGGGCGGCGTCGCGCTCCTCCCTGAGCACCTGGTTCTCGGCTTTTTCGAGTATCAGGTCAGCAATTGCGCGCAGCACAGGATCAACGCCGGGATACTTGGTGAACCCCAGCAGTGCGATGATCGCGCTGATGTCGGCGGCCGCGGCGTTGAAGGCTGATTTGTAGTCATTCATCTGTAGAAGCTCCGGGCGTTGGCGGGGTAGCTATCCGTCCACGCTGTAGGTCGCTCGCGTGGATGCTGTACTTACGCGCATTGCCCTCGTAGTGCTCCTGAAGCGAGCGAAGGGCTCGTGCCAGCGTTTTGTCCTGGGCGGTGTGCAGCCAGGGGGATCGGGTTCCGTATCCCGCGCTGCTCACTTCGTAGCGGGGCTTGCCGGAACCGGCGTAGTCGTCACGCCGCTCCACGCGCAGCGTCGAGAGCCGGTTGGAGCCGCTGGACTGGATGCCGGTGGCGACCAACAGCTTTTCGCTGCTGCGGCTCGCATGAACCGTCCAGTTGTAGCCGGGCATGATCTTGACCAACTCGGCCCTGAATTGGGATTGCTTCATTTCAGTCACCCATCGCGCCGTGGCCAGCGCATTCGCCGTTGCAGCCGTGTTCCATGCATTCCGGGCACGGCCCACCGTCATCTTCCTGGTCGTCGCTCTTGATGAGGACCAGGCGTCCGCCGCAGTGGTGACAGAACAGCGCGCCGTTCTCTGCTGGTCCGTCCTCAACGAAGCTCCAGGTCTGGCCGCAACCTGTTTCCCAGATGCCGCTGCTTTCGGTCCATTTGCACGACGGGGATGCCGAACTGGTCGGCGCGTGCGCCAGGGCGGCGCGAGCTGCGTTGCGGATCAGGCACAGCTTGCGGTCGTCCGGAATGTTCTCTGCTGCCGTCCATTCCATAATTGACTGGAGGGCATCCCACCGATCCCCGCCTGCCTGCTCTACCGATGCAGGCGCGTCACGAAGCGGTGTGCCGGCCAGGCCCTTGGCGGCCAGGTAGTTGGTGGCGCGCGCCACCAGGTTGCTTTCCGGGGCATGCCGCTTCAGGGAACTGGCCAGCATGCGAACCAGCATTGCCAGGTCCTGGGTGCGTTGTCCCTCGGCGCGGCCGATGTCGTAGAACGGACGAAGCCAGTGATCCGCCGCCGGCGGCTGGCTGGCTTGGGCGCCGAAGGCCAGCGCGCCGGTGATGGCGTCGGCGGCGACTTGGCGCATATTGGTGGCGGTCATGTTGTCCTGCTCAGGGCAGGGGTACTCGGCGATGGTGCGGAGCGCCAGGCCCTGGGAATCTAGCGTCGGCGCCTGGTCATTGATGAGGGCCAGCAGGCTCTCAGCCGAGGAGTGAACATCGTCGAGGTCCGTCGACCAGCGGTGCGGGGTGCTGTCGTGGATGTTGTCCAGGGCTTCGATGATGCCGCGTAGGCGGGTGGCGCACTGCTCGATCAGTTGGTGTTGGGTAGAGGACATGGCGGTGTCTCCGGTTGCTCCGGCGCCGGCGGCCGGCAGCGGAAGCATTTGCACAGGCCTATCCGTTGGCCCGTGGTGCGGCAGATGGTGGGGCGGTTCATTGCGGTGCTCACGTGAAGAGGGTGGGCTGGGCGCTTTTTTCCAGCGCCTGCTGGATCTTGGTGAAGGCCTCGGGGTGCTGCTGGTCGAACGCTGGCATGCGGGGCGATTCAACCCAGGTGCCGCGCTCGGCGCCCTTGTCGAGCCAGGATCGCGTCCAGTTCGTGGCGCTGACGCCGCATTCGGCGATCTGCTTTGTTGTGATGAAGCCCTGGCGGCGTAGCGTGGCGATCACCTTCAGCGCGCTTTCCTTCCATTGGGTGAGTCGCAGCGGAGCCGGAACGCCGGCAGGCACGTCGGGGACCACGATCGGGACATGGCAACGTTCCGCAGGGTTCCAGTCGAACAGTTGCGGCCCGCTCAAGTGCTGGAGCCAGTGGCGCAAGTGGAACTCGGGGAAGTCGACGAACTTGCCGTCGCGCCGACGGTGTCCGCGGGACGGCGCGAGCACTGCGATGCCGCACATTTCAAGCAGGCGCGCGATTCCGTGGCTGGCCTCGGTGATCCGCCCGACAATGACCAGGCGGTGATCTGGCCCGGGCGCCCCGTACCGGTCCTGCCAGTACTGCGGCAGGATCTGGTCGGCCACCTTGGCGTTCAACTGCAACTTGGCCTCGACGCCGATCTGCCGGCCATCCTCATGCACCACCAGGATGTCGAACCCGGCAGTCTCCGGGTAGCAGGTCCAGCCGGGGACTCGGTTGAACTCGTCGATGAACGCCGCGCAGAGTTCGGCCTCGCTGCTGCACAGCGGCGCATTGGATCTGGTCATGGTGCATTCCTTGCCCCGCAGTTGGGGCAGTCGTCGAAGCGCTGAAGCTCTGTGAGGAAGCGTCCACAGCCGCTGCAATTCAGCCTGGTGCTGTAACTCAGGCAGCGCTGGCCCTGGTGCTCCGGCTTGGGTGGCTTCAGGCCGAACAGCCGGAGGGCCTGCTTGTGGTTGAGGGAGGCCGCCACCGCAACAGGCCTGGCATGCTGGTCGATGTAGGACTTCGGCCAGGGGGCTAGCCCGCGCGCGGTGAGTATGCCGGCGTGGTCGAGCGGCCAGGTCCGTGCGGCGGCCAGGTTGGATGTCCGGCCGGCGGCCTCGGGTACCCAGACCAGACAGTTGCCGTCCCAGTCCCTGTCGTAGGCGACGTAGATGCGGTCGTCCGCTGGGGCGGTGGCGAGCGCCTGCGTCCGGGACAGGTCCAGGTCCTGGTGATCGACGCCGTACTCGGCCCGGGCGCGCACGTAGTCGACCGGCCAGGGCAGATCGGTCTCGCGGCACTCGTATTGCCGTACGGCCCGGGCGCGGGTGAACGTTTCGGCTTCGTCGAGGTTGGTGGTGTAGCCGCCGCCGGCGCGCCAGAACGTTGCTCGGCTCCCGACGTTGCTGCGGCTGTCCTGCAGGTAGAAGAGGTCGGTCATGGCGCATCCTCCGCTGGACCGGTGATGTGCTCCGCGTGCAGAGCGCGCATTCCCAGGTTGGTGGCTACGGTGAACTCCAGCCTGGCGCCCTTCGAGTCCATCCAGCCGGGCAGCAGGGCGATTGCCTGGCAGGTGAGCAGCTTCTGCAGGTCGAGCCGCAGGTAGTCGGCCCACTCGAAGCCCGGAATCTCGCCGTGCTCGGCGGGGTTCTCGACCTGGTACCCGAGGCTGCGCAGGCGCGCGGCTTCGGCGTGGAAGGCGGGGAAGTTGTGTTCCGGCAGGCCGGTCATAGGCCCGGCGAGGTAGATGCGCTGGATCACGGCAGCAGCCCCTCCCCAATCTGGCGGGCATGCTTGAGGCTGCCGGCCCTGATGCGCGTCCAGTTCTTTCCCCAGTCCTCCGTCAGGCCGCCCTGGTCGCGGAAGAAGGGACCGTGCTTCACGAACACGGCGCCGCCGGCGTTGCGCATGACGAAGTAGGTGTTGTCGTCGATCGGGTCGTCCGCGCGGTCGTGCTCGATCGCCTTGTCGGCCGGCGCCGTGCGCCAGTCCGGCCAGGACCGCGACTCGTTCTTCGCCTGCTTTGCCAGCAGGGCGTCGATGATCTGCGCGGGAGTGGCGCCGGTGCGCCAGGCGCCGTCCAGAGCGAGAATCACAACGTCGATCCACTCGGCCAGGTCGCCGGGGGTTTCCTCGATCTCGCGCAACTCCTTGCGGATGTGGTCGATGACGCCAGCGGCGCGCGCCCCTGGCCCGAACGTGCGTTCGCTGAACCGGCGCTGGCGATGGAGGTGCTGCTCGAAACTGAAGCCAGTGCCGTGTAACGCCTTGAGCATGTCATGCAGTTCTTGCTTCGCTTCATTGGCGTGCGCCATAGCATCGCCGCTGTCAAACGGGCCGCCGACCAAGGCCCAGGCGCTGGCAAAGACTTGGGCCTGACTCATGATTGACTTGATGGTGATGGGGTTTTCTTCGGGCATGACGAGTCCTCGCCGCGATATAGTTAGGTCAAAATCAAGGAGGACCTATGGCGGATTCAATGTGGGGAGAAGTCTTCGCCGGCGCTGCCGGCGGGATACTGGTATTAGTTGTGCAGGGTGGGTGGGGCTGGCTCCGGGATATTGTTGACTCCAAGAGGATTTACCAATGGCTGAAGACTCAGCAGGACGGGGGAGGTGAGAGTTTCCGTAGTACCCGTGCGATTGCCAGCCATCTAAATCTGACCGAGGCCAGGACATACAAGCTTTGCGCCGAGAGTGCCAAGATATTCATGTCAACCGGCAAGAAAGAGGGTATGTGGAGTATCTCCAGTCGGAAGGAAAAAGGCTTTTTCAGCTGAGGGCCCGGTGTCGCAGCGGGAAAGCCCGCGCGCGGCCGAGTCACGGATGAACTGTTCGGTGTTCACGGTTGCACCTCCTGTTGCGCGACGCTCAGCGCCACCGCAACCGGGCGCACCCAGATCGGCGTATTGCTGAGCATGAAGGTCTCGCCCTGCTCGGCCAGCAACAGGGTGGTGCCCATCACGCCGGCGATGGCCTCGGCCGCGGCCGGTGGTACGGCGTTGCCGATGCGCTCGCGCCAGTCGCTGTCGCTCAGGCCGTCGAGGATCAACTGTTCCTCCGGGTCCACCAGGCTCTGCAGCGCGGCCAGCTCCAGGGTGGTGAAGGGCCGGTGCCAGGTGCCGTCCAGCGACTGGATGATGCAGGTGAGCCGGTCGTTCGCCGCCGGCATGCGCGGGTCGGCGACGCTCCATCGACCGTTGTCGTGCCGCGCACTGGCCGACACCGCGCCGGCGGATTGGTCGAACCCCACTACGCCGTAGTGCCCGCCGGTCAGGTAGGCGTCGCCCTTGGCGCGATCGAGCACGCGCGGATCAGCGATCGACAGAGCGCCGCTGGCCACCTGCTGGGAGCCGGTGACCGTGCCGGTAGCGCTTCCCCACTCGCCGACGTGCAATTTGCGGCTGCTCGCCCCAGGGTGCCAGTTGTGGTACCTGGGATCGGCAACAGCCTGGCCGCCGGAGCTCGGCGAGTGCCCGCCAGTGATGGTTCCGGCGTGGCTCCCCATGCTGACGACGCGGAACACGTTGTTGTGCCGGACGCCGCCCGGGCGCGGATCTGCTACTGCGAAAGCACCCTGGCCGGTAGTACTGGCCGCGATCACGGTGCCGGACGGACCGTCCCAGTCGGTGACCGGGTACTTGCCGAAACTCTGGCCGCGGGGATCGGCGACGGAGTACGTGCCCTGGCCGGGCGACTTGACGCCGATGATGGCGCCCGAGGTGTCGGTCCAGCGGCGCACGCCGTACTGCTGGTACTGCAGGGCGTTTGCCGGCGCGCGAGGATCCGCGACTGAGAACCGCCCGTTCATCGGGCGGCTCGCGCCAGCGACAACGCCACACGAATCGCCCCAGTGATTCACGCCCAGGACGCCCCGGTGGTACTCCGGCACGATGATCAGATCGCGCAGGTAGCCGTCTTCGACGGCCAGGTCGTTCAGGCTGCGCCAGTCGCTGCCGGCTCGCACCAGAGCGAGGCGCACCCAGGTCTTCCACTGCAAGGACGGTACGCGGTGCATTGGACCGGCAGCCTCGATATCGCCGGGCAGCGGCATGCGGCCGAGGATGTCACCGACGGCGCGGAGCGACTTCTTATCGGGCTCGTACAGGAAGGGCGGCACCTTCTCGACATGGCGTGCCACCAGGAGGAAGCGCTTCCGGGACTGCGCCAGGCCGCCGAGTTCGCCGCAGTCGTGAGTGGTTTCCGCCACGGCGTAGCCGAAGCCGCCGAGCAGGCTGTTGATCTGGTCAAGCAGGTGCCGGCCGCGGCTGGCAAGGCGTGGGACGTTCTCGAAGACGATCAGCGGCACCGGGTCATCAGCCCATGCCTCGCCCATCAGCCAGATGCAGCGCAGCGTCAACTCGTTCAGCGCCTGGTACTTCGGGGTCAGGCTCATCTTCTCGGAGAGGAGGCCAGAGGCGCCCTTGCAGGGGGAGCTGATGAACACCGCATCCGGTCGGCGCCCGCCGGCGGCGCGACGAATATCCTCCGGAGTCGCCTCCCGCCAACCGGCGGGCGGCTCCTTTCCATGGAAGCGGATGTATTGGTCGCGGGTGAACAGGTCCAGCTGGGTGCCTGGTACGCCAGCCAGTTTGGCGAAATCGCGCAATACGCCCGCATCGACGTCGATGCCACCGAGACATTCCCATTGCGCTTCGACATTGCCGACGCGCGGTCGCGAGCGGTTGAAGCCCTTGGCGCCGCCGCCCAGGCCGCAGCAGAAGTGGAAGTGGTAGAGGGTGCGCTTGATCATGCGGCGGGTTCCTTTTCGCGAACGTGAGGACGCACTGCGCTATGCGTGATGGCGCAGTGATGTCGTTGGGGCTAGAGTTGGGGGGGGGGCCGGCATGGGGCCGGATCAAGGGGAGATAAATGGCGCCGAGAACGTGCTGTGATAAATCAATGCACTGCGTTGACAATGGTGAAGGCCTTGGAAACTTCGAACTGACTGGCCGCCGTGAACCAATCGGCAAGAAGATGACCTTCTATACGTGCCTGGAATGCGGTGATCAATGGTCCCGGACTGAAGAGACTCACGGTGACCGTAGCCCTACTTGGCACCTGTTGAGTTAGCTCACCGACATCATGCTGCTGGCTCCTTGGCGTCGTGGAAGATGTCGAGCTGGGCCGAGCCTTTCGCGGCTTCCTCTGCGGCGGCGGTGACGCGCTCCAGTTCGTGGGCGATGCGAGCCTCGGCGATAGCCAGATAGGGAGCCTCGCGCTCGATGCCAACGAACTCGAACCCTTCGCGTACCGCTGCCTTGCCGGTGCTTCCGCTGCCCGTGAATGGGTCGAGCACCTTGCCGCCTGGAGGGGTGACCAGGCGCACGAGATAGGCCATCAGGTCCGTCGGCTTCACCGTGGGGTGGTTGTTCTGGCTGGTCTTGTCGGTGCCATCTGACTGGAAACTGCCAGGGTTCTGGCTCCCGCTGGACCAGTGCAGCGGCTTGCGCTCCATGTGCTCGCAGCCTTCGTTGCGGTCTTTCCTGCTGGCCTTGGCGCAGTAGAAGAAGCGAGCGGCGCTGCCGCCGGCGTCGTGCGGAGAGAAATGGGCATCAGGTGAGCCGGCGAAGGCGCCGTAGCTGTTGCAGGTCTTGTCGCTGTTGCGGGTTGCCAGCGGCGCCGCCTGCCCGGCATCGGCCGGGAACAGCGCGACCACCTCGGTGCTTCCGTCGTGGATCAGGTTCGCGGGCCAGCGGCCGGCGGCGTGCGGGTTGGAAACCACGCCCGGGCCGCGCTGCTCGTCTGCGTGCTGACGCGGTAACCCGCCAGCGCCGGTATTTGGTGGCATAGGCTCGGACGGAATGCGACAAGCGTCGATGTTCAGTGCCCCGGTACCGTGGGCCAGGACGTTCGCCGCGACCGTGCCCACCAGCGGCTTGCGCGCCACTGTGATCGGCTCCAGTGCGGGCTTGAGGGCGGTTCCCCAGCCTTGCCGGTCGCCGTCGAGGTTCTTCGACTTCGGGAAGCCAGACCCGTATACCCACGCGATCATGTCGCGGATCTCGAAGCCAGCGTCCTCGATGCGCAAAGCCATCCGGTGTTGCGTGCGGGTGCCGGCGAACGCCAGCAAATAGCCGCCTGGCTTCAGCACGCGAAGGCATTCGGCCCAGACCTCAACCGGAGGCACGTCGCTATCCCATTTCATGCCCATGAAGCCGCCAGCGCCGTTTCCGGTTCCGATGCGAGAGCGGCCGTAGGGGCTGTCGAGATTGATCGAGGCGACCCCAGTTCCGCCTTTCTTGTTCGTCGTCAGCCCGTAGGGAGGGTCGGTGACAACACTGTCGAAGCTGTTGTCGGGAAATGTTTTGAGCACCTGCAGGCAGTCGCCCAGGTGCAGGGTGTAGGGGAGGTGATCAGGCATCGTCAGTACTCGGTGAACAGGCACTGGACGCCGCCCTGCCTGACAGGGCGGCCCACGAGGCATGGTTGAATCGCCCACAGGGCGGCGTCCGGTGCGTGCTGGGAGAGAAAGCGCCCCGGGTGGGGCGCTCGGCGGGTGGCTATCGCTGGCGCAGGGCCTGGACCAGGTACGGATCGACGTCTGGTTGACGCAGCAGCCAGGCCTTGTAGTCGTTCGGGACTTGATTGATCGGCGTGCCTTTGTGCTTGCCGTAGGGCATGACGGTCGGGATGCGCGCCTTCTCGCTCAGCGCATGGACCTCTTCCCAGGTGTCAGTCGCGTGACCGGCGTCCATGGCCACCTCCAGCAGGAAGCGGAGGACGATGGCGCAGTTGCGGACGTCGTCGAGAGCGGCGTGAGCGTTGCGCAGCAGCTCGCGGGCCTGAGCCTCCCGGCCGTTGCGCCGCGCGATCAGGTACATCATGGCCGACTGGGTGTGGCTGTCCTTGTCCGGGAACAGGAAGCGGCTCAGCGCCAAGGTGCAGATACGCTTGATGTCGGGGTTCTCGCCGGCCATGCGCCAGTCGAAATCGACGTTGTGGCCGATCATCAGCAGCGGGCTGGCGGGCAGGGCGAACTCCTTCGAGTCGCGGCAGCCGACCAGGTCCTGGCAGATGATGTGATGCACGGCCTGGGCGCCGAGGCTGATCGGCACGCTCGGCTTGAAGCGCTCCTGGTAGTACGGGAGATCCTCCGGCGCGACCGCCGCGAATTGGTAAGGCCGCTCGGGAAGCTCCAGCCATGCCGCCTCGATGATCTGGTCGGTCTGGTGGTCGGTGCCGGTGGTCTCGGTGTCGAAGATGATGGGCTTCATGCGCCCTCCAGTGGTAGAGGCGGACATCCGAGTCCGCCTTGAGGTAGGGTCAGGCCGCAGCCTGTTGGTGCTGGTCGGCGAGTTGCCCGGCGTCGATCCAGACCGCCTGCAGCCAACTCGGCGTCTTCGCCATCGGTTCTTTGAGCGTGCCGGCAACGATCAGCGTGTCGATCTCGCCGCCGGCGGCCAGGCTCTGGAACAGCTTCATGGCCTGCTGAGTGCGAGCAGGGATATCCAGCACGTCGAAGCGATCCAGCAGGACCAGGCGCAGGCCGGAGATCGTCGCGATGGCCAAAGCGATGGTCGTGTCGCACCGCCAGCGCTCCGACTCGGACAGCAGGCCGTAGAGCCGGCCGCCGAAGGTCACGTCGATGTCCGCGCTGATCTCCACCGGCGACCAGCCGGCGGTGCCGGATAGGCGCTTCAGGGTGTCGTTTACCGGGCCGATGGCGTCGGCCAGGATTTCCGCCGGGATGCCCGTGGGGGAAAGGGCATCGGCCAGGGCGCTCCAGGCGCAGACCTCGGCGTGGAACCCGGCGGCCTGCTTGATGACGTCCTGGCGCTGCGCGGCAGCGTTGAACGCTTCCTGCAGCGACTGCACCTTGGCCTGCTGCCGGTCACGCGCCTGCCGCAGCTCGTTGATCGCCTGTTCGCCGTTGGCGATCGCCTCGGCACTGGGCGCCTGGGCGGTTTCGGCTTCCAGGGCGGCGGCCTGCGCGGCGGCGTCCTCGCTCTCCTTCAGGTCCCGCTGGCTGTTGGCGACGGCCCGCTGAGCGCTGGCAAGATACCCGCGGAACTCCTCCAGGCGTTTCGCCGCCTCGGGATCGGCAACCTTCGCCGGCGGCTGGTGCGCGACCAACTGGCCGGCCTGCAGGTCCACGGCGCCCTGGCAATGAGGGCAGGTCAGCGGCTGGTGGGCGGGCTCGCCGCTGGCGGCGGCCTCGGCTGCCATGACCTTCTCCGACCACTCGTCCTGATTGGCCTCGTCGGTGGCCAGCTTGTTGCGCCGGCGGTCGGCCAGCGCTGCGGTCTCGCGGAGAGCGGTGATGCGGCTGGCGCGGGACTGGGCATCGGCGTGGGCGCGCTTGCTGGAGCCCAGGGTCTGTTGGGCCTCGTCCAGGTCCTGGGCGGTGGCTTGCAGTTCCGCACGCGCCGATTCCAGTTCCTCCTCGCTGACGATGGCCGGCGGCGCCTCCGGCTCCCACCCGTTCGCCTTGTCGCTGCCGTAGTTCTCGCCGGTGACCGCTTTCCAGGCGCCTCGCGCCTCGCTGGCGTAGTCCTTTGCCTGGCCGACCATGGCGGAGAACCCGGAACGGAGCAGGGGCTTCACCTTCTCGAACAGCGCCAGGTCGATGCCCTTCGCCTCCAGGCGCTTGCCGACTTCGGCTGGGCTGGCGCTGGCGCCGGTCAGGTCGAACAGCACCCGGCGGCGATCTTTGGCGTCCAGGGCGGCGAAGCGGCTGGCGTCGAGCACGAACGGCAGGAACGGCGAGTCGGCGAGCGGGGAGCCTTTGCCGCTGGGCAGCGCGACCCCGCAGGCCTGCACCTCGCCGGATTCGTCCAGCCACTCGACGCGGGCCTCGCCCTTCTTGGCTCCCTCGGTGACGAGCTTGTCCATCTCCTTCTTCAGCGAGACGCGGCGCGGCTGGCCGTTGAAGGCCATAGCCACGCCATCAAGCAGGCTGCTTTTACCGGCGCCGTTGTGGCCGGCCACCAGGAGCACCGGCGCAGAAACATCAAGGGCCGCATGACGCAGCCCTTGGAAGTTGGTGATTTCGAGTTTCGTGATGCGCATGGCTCACTCCAGGGTGATGGGCGCTTCGGCCGGGGCCTTGGTGGCAACGGCGACGCGGTAGGTGTGTGCGCCGTAGCGCTGGAAGTTGCTGCGGAGGTCGGCCAGGAACTGCTCGTCCCAGTCCGTAGCGGCGTTGAGCTCAGCCGCGCCGAGTAGCGCGGCGAACTCCCCGACCTGGCCGTACCGCTCAAGGACAGTGAGGCTGGGCATGGCCGGTTACTCGAGATTGAGCTCGTCGGTGCCGGTGTCCGGCTGCTGATCGGCGGGCTGGCGCTGAGCCGACTTGGTGATCTCGCCACTAACGGTGTCGATCACTTCTCCGGGTTCGTGTTCCAGAGCCTGCTGGCCCGCGCCCGGCGCCTTGTCGGTGACCTCCTGCTGGCGCCGCAGCACGTCGAGGTCGACCGTGAACGAGCCGTCGGCGTCGCGTTTGGCATCGATGACGTCCTGCAGCTCTTCAGCGGTCTGCAGGCCCATGCCGAGATCCGGGGCATAGGCACGCTGCCAGAATGCGGCGGCGCGGTAGATGAACATCTGGTCGGGCATCGTCTTCCACTTGCTGCCGTTCTTCGCTGCCCAGCCTTCGTCGTTCACCATTTTCCAGGTGACCCAGATGCCGTCGAGGCGTTCGCCGGTGGACTTCTCAATCGCCCAAGCCCGGCAGCCGTAGTCGGAACTGCCTGGTTCGCCTTTCCACTCGTAGCGCATTGAGGAGAAGCGACCGCAGGTGTTCACCGTGGCGATCAGAAACTTACTCGACCAGCCCGGGGTGCCATGCACGATGTAGAGGTTCTGCATGACCATTAGCGGGTTCGCGCCCATGCGCTGGGCCATGTCCAGCGCAATCATGCAGTTGGGCAGGTTGCCCTGGTACTGCTTGGGCACCAGGTCAGCCTGGCTGAAGGCCTTGGCGATGCGCTGCATCAGCTCGAAGCCGTCCATGTTGAAGAACGACATAGCGACAGGTGCCTTGTCGCGCTGACGCGGAGCCACGGCTTGCGTCTGCAGGGTTTCGAGGGTGGTTGTCTGGCTCATGGTGTCTCCGGTCATTCGTGGTAAGGGCAGGTCCGCCAGCGCGGACAGTACTTCGGGCTGCAAAGTGGGCTTTGCGGGTTCGGGGGGAAGAGGCCGGAGCGGAACATGTCGGCGGCGAACTTGATCAGGCCGGGATGCTCGTCGGTGCCGGCCATCACCTGGCGCGCGCCGACGATCTCGCCGACGGCCGCCTCGGGCTTGCCCTTGGTCTTCAAGCCGATGATCTCGGCCGGCGCGGTGATCGCATCGCCGGTGGTGTGCTCGTAGAGCAGTTCGTAGGTGCCGATCTGGGCTTTGTGGCCCTTGGTCTTGGCCACGCCCTGGCTCACCGCGGCGCCGCCGGTCTTCACGTCTGCGATGCCGACGCCGTGGCTATCGCGCTTGATGCGGGCGCGGTCGAGCTGGCCGGTCAGACGGACGATAATCCCGCCGCCGCAGTCGATCTCCATCGGCTTGGTCGTCAACTCGACGGCGACGAAGTCGTAGTGCGGGCTGATGTCGTTGCAGTACTTCGTGTGCAGCGTCAGTCCGGTGGACTCGGCTTCGCGCGGGCTGATGTCGGAGCCGCGCCAGTCGACCTCGAACTCCGGCTGCTGCAGCGTGTGCACCAGCAGTTCCGAGGCGTCGTAGGCGCTGATCGGCTCGCCGTTCACCCGCGCCGCGTCGAATGCTGCGGTGCTGGCGTGGATCGCGGTGCCGAGCAGCGCCCGGGGGGATGAAGGGCTGCGCATCTTCAGGATGTGTACGCCTTCCCAGCGGAACGCGCAGTCGAACAGCGCGCCCCAGGACGAGGCGCGCACGGTGATGGTTTGCATGGTTGGCTCACTTCCCGGCAATGGGTGCCGTGGCGGGTTGTTCGGCGGTGATCAGGCCGCCCCAGGCAGGGGCGAAGATGAGCAGGATGTAGAAGGCGGTCATGGCCAGGGCGCCGAGGAGGGTGGCTTTACGCTTCGCGTTCATGACTTCACCTTCTTCAGCACGGCGGTGAGCAGCCGGTAGTAGCGCGCGAAGCGCTCTGGGTTGGCCTCCTCAAGCCGCCAGCCCGGATCGCCGCAGCCGCAGGAGCAGCCGCGCTCAATCGGGAAGTGCTTGTTGATGATCGCCCTGGCCTCGGCATTGATTGCCGCCCGGCGCGTCAAGAAGCGGCGCCGCGCCGTAGGAGCGAAGAAAACCGTCGAGAGTTGCGGCTCAATCACGACGCACCCCCAGGCACTTCCGGCCTTTCTTGATGGTCAGTGCCATGCGACGCGGCAGGTTCACCACCAGGGTCTCGCGCGGCAGGCCGAGCACAGCGGCGATATCGGCGCCGGCCGGCATCACCAGGTCGTCGAGCTGGTCGTCGATGATCGAGCGAACGGGGCGGGTGGTCATAGGTCGATGCTCCTCAGTTCCTGCTGTCTCGCATCCGCTGCGGCGTCGAGCCGGCGGCGCATGTCGTCGTATTGCCGGGTGCCGATGGCGTCCAGCGTGTACGCCATCTCGATCTGGCCGCGCCATACCAACTGGTCGTGGCGCGGGATCACCGACCGACGCATAGCGACGATCGCTTCCTCGATCACGCCCTCGGCGCGCTCATTCGCCCAGGCCATCGTCGGCCTCCTGCTCTTCGTCCTCGGGCTCCGGGTCCGGCTGGTCCCAGAGCGGATCGACTTCGCGGTCCCAGGCCTGCTGGGCGCAGTTGAACGCTGCGCGGTTGCGGCGCTCGCGGTATGTCCACATCATCCCCACCTCGCTGAACTGGTGTAGATCGCTTCCAGGTACTGGTCGCAGATGCGTTTGGCCCGCTCGCACCGGTCAACGTCGAAGAGTCCGAAGTGGCATTCGGGCGGCGTGATCTGGAGTTCAGTGGCGAGCCAGGCGTAGGCCTGACTGCGCGTCATCAGCTTGTCGCGCCAGATGCGTTCGAATGGCCGTTTGCAGCGGTTGCGAGCGTCGCGCAGCGGCTTGTCGGCCAGCGTTCCCAGCGGGATGTCGGTGTCGGGATGCAGGCCCACATAAGCGCCGCAGCCCGTGCCAGTGCAGGCGTAGGCATACGGCCAGTCGCCGTACTCTCGGCCGTAGATCACCCGGTTGCTGACCAGACGGACCAGGCCGCCGCAGTGCGGGCAGCCGATGGGGATTGGCTGAGGATGCTTGATGCGCTTCAGCGCGCCGCGGCTTACGTGCGGCAGCGGTGCCGGCGGCACCAGTTTCTCCGGGCTGTTCGCTCGTGGGTCGATCATTGCGTGTGCTCCGTGGTTCACCTGCATTCGGCAGCACCCGGGCACGACTGCCGTGTGCCTGGGTGCTCTCGAATGGAGGTTGAAAAAAAGCCCGGCCGGAGCCGGGCGAAGAGGGGGAACACTGCATGCGCAGCGGGGAGTGGTCTGGCCGGTGCTGATCTCCGGCGTAGCTGGAAGCTTTGATGGCATAAGGCCAACCCATCACCGTCCAACCCAGTCGTCTGTGACGCACCTACGCTACAGCTATGCGCTCAGACCACTCTCCGCTACGCCCTGGCCGAGCCAGGAGCAGGAAAGAGAAGGGCGCCGCCAAGCGCCCTGTCTCCACTTACATGCACCGCCCTATGTGAAAGCGGTTGGGTACAGGCTCGACCGCATGTTGGCGATCTGCCGTTGGGGCTGGGCTACATGTCGAGATCCTCCGTTGTACGCGCCGTTGGACCGGCGGGCGCTCGCCGTGGGTTAAACACCTGGCAATGGGCCAGGCGCCGAAGTCAGGAGATCGCGGTGCAGGCCCGCAACGCGACCGGCGCCGATTGGCCTTCGATCCAGATAACCGCCGCCCCGCCAAGCGACACGCTGGCCCGGCCGACGGTGCGGGTGCGCTGCGGTTCGGCCCCGCGGTACGGCCGGTATTCGATCAGCGCTGGCGCCGGGTGCTCTCGGTTCCAGGCCTCGACCAGCTCCGCCGGCGGCACCGGACGGACGTTGCCGATCTGCTGGTAGATCTCGGAGCGGTGAATGGCGACGTCGTCCGGGGCGGTGATGCCGAGGCGCACCTGGTCGCCCTGGCTGCCGAGGACCGTGACGGTGATGTTGTCGCCGATATGCAGGGTTTGGCCGTGGCGGCGGGTCAAGATCAGCATGGTGTGACTCCGTTCGGGGTGGTGGGTGGCCGTCAGCCCAGGCGAACCGGGGCGGGTTGCTTACTTGCTGAAGTGCCAAGCGGCTTTCGCAAAAATGAAAAATCTGCGCCATCGCGATTCGAAAGAGGCACAGACCACATGAAGCTTTTGAATCGATAAATTTTTTACGCCGCTTGCGATGGTGATTGCGGCCGGCCCCTTGGAAAGTACGAGTGTTCCCGATCCGTCAATAACCACTCTTTGTTCGCGGTCTTCAGGCAAGATGGCGCCGTCATCTTTGGGCATCTCTATTTTCATCGTCTTGCCCTCCAGGGCGTGTTGACTTCCTCGATGCCCCTCACGGGAGGGCGAAGGGCATCTGAGAAATCGGTGTTTCTCCCGCGTTCGCCTACTGGGCTTCTACAACCCGCGGGTCTTTCGTCATTGCTGTCATTCCCCTGACTGCGGCGCCGATTTCCGCACGGCGTAGCCAGGTTCCTGCCCATTACCGCCGGGGTGGCGGGGCGCATTGCTTTCCGGGTCATTCGCTCGGTTCGGTCTGGTCCTCGTCCGCCGCAGGTTCTTCCTGCGTTGCCCAGGCCCGCATTGCCTGAGCGCGGATCGCCGGTCGCCGGTAGAGGCAATGCGATCTGTTGTTGATGTGTTGTGCTGTCGGGTTGTGAAAGAGCGCGGCTCTGTGGCCTGGCCAGCGGTGTGCGCTGGCGTGATTCAAAAATACAAAACGTATTTGTGGCAGTCAATACGATTTGTATTTTATTTTTCTTCAGGCATGAAAAAGCCCGCGCGAGGCGGGCTCTTCCAGGGAGGGGCGATTACCAGTCGGTGGCAGGGTGGGGCCAGGCTAGCTCGATGGATCCATCCGGGCGATGCGTGATCGTCAGCGAATCTTCCTGAGCCAGCTCGTCCAGCAGGTGCAGCCAGGCCTCCTCAGGCTCATCGGGCCTGCATGAGATAACTGCTCGACGCTCCAACTGAGCACGTGGCGTCAGCAGTTGCTTCTGGATTCGCAGAGCGAGGAGTTCATAGGGGGAGGGGGTGCGAGATGATGCTGCTTTGCGGACCATACGTCTCTCCTTATATGTATATACATACAGTATTTGGAGAAGAGTTTTTCCGCAAGAGCGCAAAGAAAAGCCCAGCTTTAAGCTGGGCTCCTTTGATTGGCAGGGCTGATCAGCCAGCGTCCAGTTCGGCCTTTAAGCGATTCGCAGATTGATCATAAGCCGCCTCGAATGTGGAGTCGTCCTGGTCGCCAAGGTGATCCAGATAGTTGAGCCACGCGGTGTACATGTCCGAAAGTTGTGGCTTTAGCTCAGGTCTGCTGGCGAGTTCCGCTCTGTAGAGCAGCTTTCCTTTCTCCTTAGCTCCGTCCACGCAGATGCGCACGGCATCCAGCCTGGCATGGAAAGCTTTAGACCAAGGCTTGCTACCTTCGCCATACTTCTTTGCAGCAGCATCGACCTCGGTCTGTTGATACATGCTCTCAAGCTTGCAGACGGCAGGCAGGCCGGTCATCTTCGCGATATATGTCGGCTCAGCCAGACTCAGGCACGATGAGGTTGCGATGACTAGACCGGCCAGTATCCTGACTTTCATGTGTGCTCCTTGCCTTGGGAAACAATCGAACCTGGTTGTCTAGAGCACGCCCCTCGGCGCCTTCTGGTCGATTACGCGCCCGATGATATCCCAAGCGCCATCCATCTCGACGGTCTCGAACTTGGCGTTAAGAGGGACCAGGTATTCACGACCAGCGTCGTAGATGTACTGCTTAAAGGTGGTTTCGCCATCCCGGTGGCGTGCGATATAGAACTTTCCGCTAATCAGGTCGAAGCCCTCAGGTCTGATCAGGATTGGCGTGCCGTCCGGGAAACTGGGGGATGTGGTCGAGGTCATAGACGGCCCTTTCACCAGCAGCCAGTACCCATGGGGGCCGGCGTTCTCGGTGGATGGAAGCCAGTCTTCGGCAACGCCCGGTACGAAGTTGTCCGGGGAGTCGGCGCGCTGGCCAGCAGCAACCCAACTGATCAGCGGGTAAGTCTGCGGCGCACGCGATGGTTGCAGGGCCATCTCTACGTTCTGCAGGCGTTCCTGAGGCATCTGAATGCCGAGCGGCGGAAGCCCTAGCACGGACAGCATCTGATTGATATCCGCTAAGCCTGGCTCGCGCCGTCCATTCAACCAATGGCCGACGGCGCCCTGCGTCTTCCCAATGCGCTCCGCAAGTTGGTCTTGAGTGATGCCCTGCTGTGCCATGGCGCCGCGTACGGCTTTAATCCAGTCGTTCATGGACGAAATGCTACAGCCCGTATTATTTCGCGCAACGCACGGCATGTATTTATCCTTGCCTCTTTCAAATACGAAATGTATTTTTAAAAAAGATCACCAGCGGAGGGCAGCCATGAGCGCCTTGAAAGCCGCCCGCAAGCAGGCGGGCCTGACCCAAACCGAACTAGCGAAAAGCGTTGGTCTCACTCAGGGAGCAATTACCCACTACGAGACCGGTCGACGGACTCCTGAGTTGAACCTGTGCCGTCGTATTGTCGCGGCGCTAAACGCCGGCGGCTCCAGCTTTAGCCTGGAGGACGTTTTCCCTGAACCTGAGGCCAGCGCCGAGCGCCTGGCCAGTTGATCGCCCCTGAGCCGAACCATCGTCGCCCAGGAGGGCCACCATGCATACGTCGAATCCTCGACACGAAACCCGCGATGCCGTGTTGATCGCCATCGCCGAGGACATGATCGCCCGGACCAGCATGTCGCAGGACGGGTTCGCCGAACGCTTGAACATCGAACTGAACCTGCGGGCTCCGGAACGCTGCCGGGCCAAGGATTACCCGGACCTGAAGGCCCTGGAAGGGGCGGCTACCAGTCACGTCGACTACGCCCGGATCTACAAGAACTGGAGCAAGCGGGTGGAACGCTGGCTCGACGGCGACGTCGAGATCCCAGCCTGGATTGAAGAGTCCTGGGTACAGGCACTGGAGCAACCCTGGCGCGAGCGCGCGCTGTTGGAGTTGTCCGGTCGGTACGGCCTGCTCCCGGTGCGTCCGGTCGTGGCAGAGGGCATGGATGCCATGAAGGTGTTCGGCGCACTGATGCGTCGCCTCGGTGATGTCGCCGGCGTCGGCACCAGGGTCTTCGACGACATGGTCCTCGATGCGCGGGATGGCCAGTTCCTTCCAGACCTGATCAACGCCCTGGACTCCACTGCGGCGAAGTGCACGACGCTGAGCCGGATGGCCAAGTCGGTTCTGGCGGGCGAAGGGTGATCCGTGCCGTCCTTCCAGATCAACGACGAGGAGCGGGAGGCGCTCCGCGGCCTACCCATGCTTGCCCGCGAGATCTACGTGTTCGCCCTACGTCCGTTCATGGACTTCGTAACAGGCATTGTCGGAGAGCGGAGAGGGATCTCTTGGAAGTCGATTGCCGAGGAGCTCTACGTCGAGCCACACCAGGGCATCAAGGGCGGGGACCCCTCCGAAAAGGAACTGCGGCGGGCGCTGGTCTGGCTGCAGAAGGTGGGTCTGGTAGGCCCCAATCTGGCCGAAAGGCGCCTGATTTTTGAGTTGCCGAAGGCTTCACGGGATCAATCCGTCCGAAAAAAAGTGGGCACTAAGTGGGCAGATGAAGTGGGCAGTTATGCGGGAGGGTCGGAGCCCAGTAACTACGCGGCTTTCATGGAAGAAGAGGGCAGATATCTGGGAGGGGGGGAAAGTGAAAAAGTGGGCACACCTCCGGTATCCGATATTCCTCCTACTACTCCACCGCGCGAGGCCCCGCAGCCCGGACAGCGATTCCCCATGCATGACACCTGGCTACCCAGCGCCAGGGGCTGGCCCGCGACACTGACCCGTAACGGCATGAAGAACTACCAGCTACGCGACGAGGATCTCCTCGAGTTCCGTAGCTACTGGATCAACCGCCCCGAGAAATACCAGTCCCAAGGCCAGTGGGAGCACGAACTGGCACAGAAAATTCGCCGCAACCAGCGCTTCGACCAGAACAGGAGCAGCCATGGAAACCAAGCAGGAAACGCCGAAGGCCAAGCCGGCCATCGTGCCGCCAAGCGCGGCTTCTCTCATCGACAAAGCCCTCGCTCAGCCGTCGACCGCGTCAACGCCATCGTCGCAGCCAACGAGGCTGCCCGACAGGCTGCTGGAACGGCTCTGGGTGAAGATGACCGAGATGTACGGGCACCGCTGGACGTCGAGTTTTGGCGACAACCCGAACCCTGACGGCGCCTGGGCTACGGTGCTCCAGGGGCTGACCGGCCAGCAACTGGCCCACGGACTCAACATGCTGACGTTCATGGGCAGCCGGTTCGATTGGCCGCCGGCGGCGCCGACATTCCGGGAGCTCTGCTTGAGCGTCCAGCCGGAGTCGCTCGGTCTGCCGGACCACGACACCGCGTTCCATCAGGCCCTGGTGTGCCGCTACCGCCACCAGGTAGTCAAGGCCGCCGCCGAGGCTACCGGCGTTTTCGATCTGCGCACCGGCGAGGTGAACGACGATCGCCTCCGCAAGCGCTTCGGTTTCCACTACGCCGAGATGGTCCGGCGCTGGGCGAACAACATCCCGTTGAGCCAACCCGTCGTCCACGCGATCGAGCATGACACCGGGAAGAGCTTGCTGGACCTGGCCGAGGATGAAGCCGAGCAGCAGCTCCGCCGGCGGATGCAGGCCCAGGGCCTGGATGGGCTCAGTGGCGCCCAGGCGCGGGAGCTGCTGCTGGCCAAGATGCGCCGGAAAGCGCCGGAGGTGCGCCGTGATGCATGACCTCCGCCCGGTGGTGTTCACGGTACCCGGCGAGCCGGTGGGGAAGGGGAGACCGCGTATCGGTCGCGTCGGCGCCCACGCCAGGATGTTCACGCCGGCGAAGACGGCGAACTACGAGGGGTTGATCGCACACAGCGGACAGCAGGCCATGGCAGGCCGCGCGCTGTTCGAGGGCCCAGTGCTGGTCGAGCTCGACATCGCGCTCAGCATCCCTCAATCGATGTCGAAAAAGCGGAAGTCGCTGGCCCTGGCCGGCGGCCTGTACCCGACCAAGAAGCCCGACATGGACAACGTGATCAAAGCGATCTACGACGGCCTCAACGGCGTGGTCTGGAAGGACGACGTCCAGGTCGTGAAGGCGGTGGTGGGGAAGCGCTACGGCGAAACGCCGGGCGTTCGAGTGAAAGTCGTCCCTCTCCTCGAGGGCGAGCAGTGACTACAGGAAACTACAGGGGAGAGTCGAAATGAGACTGATCAGCGCGCGCCAGGCTTGGCAGGACGCGTACCACATCCCGGGCGCGTCGGTGATGGCGAAAGCCATCGAAGATGCCGAAGAGGCGACACGGAAGACCAGGGCGAAGCGCCGCAAGAAACTGGTGGCCCGCTTCCCCGAGGGGTACCAGGGCGAGAGCAAGGAGCCGGAGGGCCTGTTCCCCATCGACTCCCAGATCATCGCCGCCTACGAGACGCGGACCGGGCGGGCCGCGGGAAACCTGAACCGCTGCCAGCACATGCTCGCCGCCGGCAAGGTGATGCATGCGATCAGCACCCTTCCGGCGCCGCTGCAGCACCTCGGCCACTTCCTGTACTCGCCGCTGGCGAACGGGGTCGACCAGAACCGCGCGCAGTCCTTCCTGTACTTCTCGGCGGATCTCCCGAAGATGAACAAGCCCCGCCAGGAGGTCGCTTACTGGGTGGCCTTGGCGGCGATGCACTCGTGGAAGGACATGGTCAACGGCCGGGAGGAGTGGTGGCCTGGCAAGGTAATCCAGTTCCTGGCGGACTGGCCGGGGTTCGTACTGTACGCCGCGAATTGGGAGCGTGACTGGGCGGCGATCTGGGAGATTTTTATGCAGGAGCTCAACCGGCTGGACGCCCAGGCCCTGGTGCCGGTGGCACGGGTGGTTGCGGCCCAACGAGACGCCGCTTGACATTTTGATAAGAGATTTGGGAGTATTTTCCCAGTTTGCGAAGTAGCACCCAACCAAAAGATTCCCCCGAAAACCCGGCCCTGGCGCCGGGTTTTTTCGTTTCTGTCGCTGTCCTGCCACTATCAGGGAGGCGGCCCTTTCTGGAGATTCCCCATGACTGAACCGATTTCGCCGTCGGCCGTCGTAGTTGGGGGCCTTGGTGGTGGGCTGGTGGGCGTGCTGGCCAGCGTCAATGCTGACGCCGCTGTTGGCTCTCTCTGCGGCGCACTGATCTATTTCATCGTGGCGAAGGAACTGCCTCTGCCAACCCGGCTAGTGTGCTTCCTGATCTCGTTCGTGATGGGCTACTTGTTCGCGCCCGCCCTGGCCAAGGCCCAGATTATGGGTATCGGCCCAATCGAGTTTCCTGGCCCTGCCGCCTTCATCTCCGCTGCCCTGGTGGTAACCGCCACTATGGCAGCGATCCGCAGTCGCGGGCGGGCCGCTCCCCGGGAGGGCTGATCCCATGCTAACGCTGACCTCGATCATGAACATAGTGACCATGCTGCTCTGCGCCCTTACTTTCGGCAGGCTGTTTACCTTCCAGCGCGAGGGGCGCAGGTTCCGCCGACTGATGTCGGCTGCGGCTGCTCTTGTCATGGCCTTCTGCGGTGCCATGGTGATTTACATCCTGGACGGCAAAGTGCGGATGGAGCCGCGCCTCTGGCCGCTGGTGGGTCTGCTGGCAGTATTTGCTGTCGGCGTCTGGCGATGCCGGGGTAACCTGGCTGCGCTGCTGGACTATCCCCAGGGGTGGGAAGGCGCCGAACGGAGAAAGCGTTGAGCCGTTGAAGTGATCGCAATCGTCCCCATATCACTATCTCCAACCAGCAAAGGAGATATGCAATGTCGGAATTAGTTAAGGGCGACGAGGTTCAACTGAAGAGCGGTGGGCCGAAGATGGTTATCTCGGAACTCGGAGACTTCAGTCCCATGGGCCCCGGGGAAGGCGCACGATGCGTTTGGTTCGATAAGTCCAAGAAGATGGAGGACGTGTTCGATATCGCTGTCCTCAAGAAATATTCTGAGCCCGGAATCGGCACCGTTTCTGTGCGTAGAGGCTAAACAATAGCCGCCAAGCCCCGCCTAGTGCGGGGCTTTTCGTTTGTGAGGTAAATCATGGCGCTGACCAAGAAACAGCGCCTGTTCGTCGACGAGTACCTGATAGACCTCAACGCGACGCAGGCCGCGATTCGGGCCGGCTACAGCACCCGGCGCGCGACGGAGATCGGCTATCAACTGCTCCAGCGGCCGGAGGTCGCCCAGGCCATCCAGGCCGCCATGGCCGAGCGCTCGAAGCGCACCGAGGTCGAGGCCGACTATGTGATCCGTCGCCTGCGCGAGATCGACGAGATGGACGTGCTCGACATCCTCGAGGACGACGGATCGTTCCGGTCTATCCGCGACTGGCCCAGGGCGTGGCGCCAGTTCCTGTCCGGCATCGAGATCGCCGAGTTGTTCGAGGGCCGCGGTGACGACCGCCGCATCGCTGGGGTGCTCCGCAAGGTCAAGTGGCCGGACAAGCTCCGCAACCTGGAGCTGCTGAGCCGGCACGTCGGCACCGAGTCGGCTGCGCTGGACCTTGAGTTGAAGCGCCTGGACGTGGCGAAGAAGCGCGCCGAACTGAAACTGCTGGAGAACCCCGACGACGAAGCGCCGCCAACCAGCGTCGCAGTGACCATCATCGATGCGAGGGTGCGCGATGCCGACGCTTAACGTGCCTCAGGCGAAGTTCCTGGCCTTGCCGAACAAGTTCTGCGGCTTCGTGGCCGGGTTCGGCTCCGGCAAGACCTGGGTGGGCTGCTCAGGGCTCGCCCAGCACGCATGGGAATGGCCGCGCATCAACGCCGGCTACTTCGCCCCGACCTACGCCCAGATCCGCGACATCTTCTATCCGACGATGGAGGAGGTGGCCTTCGACTGGGGGCTGCGGACCAGGATCAACCAGGCGAACCATGAGGTTCACCTGTACAGCGGTAGCGCCTACCGCACGACGATCATCTGCCGCTCCATGGAGAAGCCGCAGACCATCGTCGGCTTCAAGGTCGGCCGGTCCCTGGTGGACGAGCTCGACGTACTGTCGCTGATCAAGGCCCAGCAGGCCTGGCGCAAGATCATCGCGCGGATGCGCTACAAGGTGGACGGCCTGCGCAACCGTGTCGACGTCACCACCACCCCGGAGGGCTTCAAGTTCGTCTTCCAGCAGTTCGTGAAGCAGTTGCGCGAGAAGCCGCACCTGCAGGACCTGTATGGTCTGGTCCAGGCCAGCACCTACGACAACGAGGCGAACCTGCCGGACGACTACATCGATTCGCTGATGGATTCGTACCCGCCGCAACTGATCGCGGCGTACCTGCGCGGCCAGTTCGTCAACCTGACGTCCGGCACGATCTACACGGCCTATGACCGCAAGCTAAACGCCTCGCAGGAGACCGCGCAGCCCGGCGAACCACTGTTCGTGGGCATGGACTTCAACGTCGGCAAGATGGCTGCCGTGGTGCACGTGAAGCGCCTGGGCCTGCCGCACGCGGTCGACGAGATCATCAACGGCTACGACACGCCGGACATGATCCGCCAACTGAAGGAGCGGTTCTGGCTGTACGCCGACGGCGACTACCGGCCGACCCGCCAGATCAGGATCTACCCCGACGCCTCCGGCGACTCGCGCAAGTCCGTCCGGGCCAGCGAGACCGATATCGCGCTGCTCAAGCAGGCCGGCTTCGTCGTCTCGGCGCCCGCAGCCAACCCGCCGGTCAAGGACCGGATCAACTCCATGAACGCCATGTTCTGCAACGCCAAGGGCGAGCGGCGGTATCGGGTCAACCCCGACCGGTGCCCGACCTATGCCGACGCCCTGGAACAGCAGGTGTGGGGCACAAACGGCGAGCCGGACAAGTCCGCCGACATCGACCACCCCAATGACGCGGGTGGCTATTTCATCCACAAGGAATACCCGATCACGAAGTATTCCCTCGCAGGTGTTTCCTAATGGGCGTAGTCCGCTTCCTGAGCGACAAACTGGTCAACTTCGTGGCCAACTTGGGCACGGAGCGAGACAAGGCCGCCGGCAGCTTCTACGCGCCGGTCGTGCTCACCGATGAGCAGTTGCACAACGCGTATCGCGGCGCCTGGTTCCCGCGCAAGGTCGTCGATATCCCGGCGAAGGATGCGACCAGGCGTTGGCGGGCATGGCAAGCCAGCAAGGCGCAGATCGAGAAGATCGAGGCCGAGGAGAAGCGCCTTCAGGTCCAGGCCCGCACCATGGAGGCTCTAATCAAGGCGCGGCTCTGGGGCGGCGCAGCGATCTTCATCGGTACCGGCGAAACTGACACCAGCAAGCCTCTGGTACCCGAGCGCGTCCAGGCCGGCGGCATCAAGTATCTGACGGTGATGAGCCGGCGCGACCTGTCGGCAACCGAGCAGGATCGTGACGTCATGTCACCGAACTACGGCAAGCCCAAGGCCTACCGGCTCGGCGGCAGCGCGATCGAGATTCACCCGTCCCGGCTGGTGATCTTCACCGGCGCCGACATCCCTGACCAGGACCTGGCCAGCGGCAACCAGTTCGGGTGGGGCGACTCGGTCCTGCAGGCCGTGTTCGAGGCCATCCAACAGATCGACAGCACCATGGCCAACGTGGCCAGCCTCATCTTCGAAGCGAAGGTCGACGTGATCCGTATCCCCGACTTCATGCAGGGGATGCAGGACCCGAAGTACGAGAAGCTGGTGCTGGAGCGCATGCGTCTGGCGGCCATGGCGAAGGGAATCAATGGCACCCTGATGCTGGACAAGGACGAGGAGTACGACAGCAAATCGGCGAACTTCGGCACGCTGCCGGACATCATGGACCGCTTCATGCAAGCGGGCTGCGGCGCTGCCGATATTCCGGCTACGCGCATGCTCAGCCAGTCACCCGCCGGCATGAACTCCACTGGTGAGGCCGACCTGCGTAACTACTACGACCGCATCCAGTCCAGCCAGGAACTCGACATTACGCCGGCCATGTCGGTGCTGGACGAGTGCCTGGTGCGGTCCGCGCTGGGCAGCCGACCGCCGGAGATCCATTACGTCTGGAACAGCCTCTGGCAGACCACGGCGAAGGAGCGGGCGGACATTGGGAAGATCACCGCCGAGACTATCAAGACCATCGCCGAGACAAGGCTCTTCCCCGAGGACGCGCTCAGCAAGGCTGCCGAGACCCTGCTGGTCGAGAACAGCGTGATGCCCGGTCTGGAGTCGGCCCTGGAGGAGTTCGGCTCCGAAGTCCCCGAGGGCGAGCAGGACGAGGAGGGTGGCAACGGATCGTCCAGCCAGGCGCTGAACGACGCGGCACCTCGCACGCTGTACGTCTCGCGCCGGGTGCTGAACGCCGGCGCGATCATTGACTGGGCTAAGGACCAGGGCTTCGAGACCACGCTCCCGGCCGACGACCTGCACGTCACCATCGCCTACAGCCGGACGCCCGTCGACTGGATGAAGGTCACCCAGGCCTGGACGGTCAAGCCGAACGGAAACCTGACCTGTTCCGCCGGCGGCCCGCGCCTGGTCGAGCAGTTCGGCAAAGGGGCCGTGGTTCTGCTGTTCAACTCCTCTGACCTGACCTGGCGGCACGTCGAAATTCGCGATGCCGGCGCCAGTTGGGACTGGCCGGACTACCAGCCACATATCACATTCACCTACCAGCCCGGCAGCGTCGACCTTGACCAGGTTGAGCCGTACCGCGGCGTCATCGAGCTCGGCCCGGAGGTCTTCGAAGAGATCGGCGAGGGCTGGGCGAATCGCCTCGACGAGGAATAACGATGCTTCTTCATGACTCCGTGTCGGTGTCCGGCGTTCGCCGGACCGCTGACGGCTACCTCGTGGCCGATGCCCGGGTAGCGCGCACTGGCATCCAGGAATACCTGGGTTCCGAGGTCGGCAAGCCCGACATGCCCATTGTCCGCGTGTACCGGCCGCCCGAATCGGTGTTCCACAAGGACGCCATGCACTCCTACGCCTACCGCCCCATGACCAACGGCCATCCACCAGGCGGCGAGGTGAACGCCAGCAACTGGAAGGAACTGGCCGTGGGCCAGACAGGTGGCGAAGTGCTGCGCGATGGCGATTTCGTCCGCGTGCCCTTGGTGCTGATGGATGCCGACGCCATTCGCGATTACGAGGACGGCAAGCGCGAACTGTCGATGGGCTACAGCGCCGAGGTGATCTTCAAGGATGGCGTCAGCCCGGAAGGTGAATCGTATGACGCCTATCTCGGCCCCATGAAGATGAACCACCTCAGCCTCGAGGATCGAGCTCGAGGAGGCGAGCAACTGCGCATCGGGGATTCGCGCACCCCCGATGCCAAGAAACCTGCGCAACCAACCCCCACAGGAGGCCATGACATGGCTGATGCACTCCGCAAACTCCTGGTCGATGGCCTCACGATCGAGACCACCGAGCAGGGCGCCCAGGTCGTCGAGAAGCTGCAGAAGCAACTCGGCGACGCCGGGGCGAACCTCAAGACCATCCAAGACGCCCACGCCACCGCGATGGCAGCGAAAGACGCCGAACTGGCGAAGAAGGACGCCGAGATCGATGGGCTGAAGGCCAAGGTACTGAGCGACTCCGACATCGACAAACTGGTGCGCGAGCGCGCCGACCTGATCGCCAGCGCGATGCTGATCGCTGACGGCGACTATGCCGGCAAGTCCGCCGCCGAGATCCGCAAGGCGGCTGTCGTGGCCAAGCTGGGCGACGCCGCCATCAAGGACAAGCCGGAGGCCTACATCGCCGCCCGCTTCGACATCCTGCTCGAGGATGCCGCCAGTAACGACCCGGTGCGTGTCCACCTGAAGCAACAGGACAGCAAGCCGACGAACCCGGCTGACAACGGTCAGGCGGCCTACGAGGCCCGTGTCAACGGCGCCTGGAAAGGAGGTGACAAATAATGCCCGCCGTTCAAACCGCCTACAGCGCGAACATCCGCCCCGGCCTGCCGGGAATGATCGTCGACGAAGTCCCGAAGACCCTGATCTCCCGCACCGTCGAGGCCGCTGGCGGCCTGGCGTTTGGCATCCCGGTCATGCAGGGCACCGCCGACAAGGCCGGCCGTGCGCCGACTACTGGCGATACCGCCGCGAAGTTCGTCGGCATCAGCGTCCGCGACCGCTCCGTCAAGGCCGAGGCTAATCAGTACAGCCAGTACGAGTCGGCCCGCGTCATGACCGAGGGCGCCATCTGGGTGACCGCTTCCGTGCAGGTTGCCGCAGGCGATCCGGTCTACTTCGTGCCGGCCACCGGCGCCTGGACCAACGTCGCGACCGACAACGTGCAGGTCGCCGGGGCGCGCTTCGACACCAGCACCACTGGCACCAATCAACTCGCTCAAGTCCGCCTGGGCTAAGGAGAAACCATGAGCCGATTCAAGCTGCTCGACGCCCAGGCCGCCCTGGGCTTCGTGGTCTCGCAGACCACCTACATCGAGCGCCAGGTCAACGAGATCGTTTACCCGGATATCCAGTATCCGCAACTGATCCCGGTCGATACCTCGGCGCCCGAGTGGATCAAGACCGTCACCTTCTACTCGGCCGACAAGGTAGGCAAGGCCGACTGGGTCAACGGCAACGCCGACGACCTGCCGCTGGCCAGCACCGAGCGCTCGAAGTTCGAGTCGAGCGTGCACATGGCTGCCATCGGCTATGGCTATGGTCTGGAAGAGATCAGCCAGGCGCAGATGCTCGGCATCAACCTGACCGGTGACGATGCCGCCGCCGCGCGTCGCGCCTACGAGGAGTTCGTGGACCGCGTAGCCCTGGCGGGTGACGCGTCCAAGGGCTTCAGTGGCCTGTTCAACTACCCGGGTGTTACCGCGGGCTCCGCCGTCACCGGGAACTGGGAAACCGCCACCGCCGACCAGATCCTGGCCGACGTGAACACCGCGCTGACCCTCCAGACGCAAGGCACGCTGTTCACCGCGTTCTCCGACACCCTGCTGCTGCCTTACGCGAAGTTCCTGCTGATCGCCACCCGCAAGGTGAACGAACAGGGTCTGGAGACGATCCTCACCTACCTGCAGAAGAACAACGTCTACACCGCCACCACTGGTCGCCCGCTCACCATCCGCGGCCTGAACGGCCTGGATGCCGCAGGCGCCGGCGGCACCGCGCGCATGGTCAGCTACCGCCGCGATCCGTCGGTGCTGAAGATGCATATCCCGATGCCGCACCGCTTCCTGCCGGTGTACCAGGCCGGTCCGATCCGCTGGGAAGTTCCCGGCATCTTCCGCCTCGGTGGCGTGGATATCCGTCGTCCGGCGGAAGTTCGCTACACCGACGGCATCTGACGGGGGTGGACCATGGCGCTCATCACCAATACCAACCGCATCACCCCCATCGGCCTGCCGAGCGGTGCCGTCATCCCGCCGGGCGCGTCTGTTGACGTGCCCGAGTGGGACGATATCAAGGACCGCAAGAACCTCGCCTTCTACGTGATCACCGGCGTGCTGGTGGTCGAGGGCGGCGAGGGCGGAGACGACCAGGGCGGCGAAGAGGCGTACCGCCAGCAACTGTTCGCCGAGCTGAAGGCCCTGGGCGTGAATGCCGGCGCCAACAGCAAGACCGAGACCCTGGTTTCGAAACTGGCAGAGGTCAAGGCCAAGGCCACGCTGCCCGCTGACGAAGCGGCTCAGAAACAAGCGCTGATCGAGCAACTGGCCGCCCTCGGAGTGCCGGCTGGTCCTGATGCCTCCCTGGAAGAACTCCAGAAGGCCCTGGCCGACAAGCAGGCCGAGCAGCAGTAATACCCGCCTCACGGATGGTCGACCGGGCCAGGATGGCCCACCTATTCGAGGATTCTGCATGAGCCCCATCTACTGGCACTTCGGACCGCTGCAGTTCACCAAGTCCGGCTCTCTCTGGGTTCTCTCCGTTAGCGGTTTCGGTCTCTGCGGCATCGGGCTGCGCATGGGGCTGTACCGTGGCTGACGCCTACTACGGCACCGTGGCTGGTGCTGATGCCTACCACCAGGCCCGGGGCAATGCCGCCTGGGCGGCTGCTGCTGAGGCCGACAAGGAAGCAGCGCTGGCCCGGGCATCAGCCTACATCGACGGCCTCGGCACCCAACAGCCGGTCTCTGAATGCGTGCTGGTCTTTCCTGGCAAGAAAGCCGGAGGGCGAGCCCAAGCACTGCAATGGCCGCGCGTAGGCGCCGTTGACCGTGACGGGGAGCCCGTTCCGGCTGATGAGGTGCCGCGGGAGGTCGAGCAGGCCACCTACGAGGCCGCGCTGCGCGAGCTACTGAAGCCCGGCAGCCTGAATCCGGACTACGTTGCGACCACCGCGGTGAAACGCGCCAAGGTCGGGCCGCTCGAAACCGAGTTCTTCGGCCCAGCCGAAGGCGACGAGCAGCCCAACAAGCCCTTCGTCGGGGTCATCAACGATCTCTTGGCGCCGATCATGGTGTTGCGGTGCCCGATGCCAGCGGTATTCACGGTATGACCGAAGCCGAGATCCTACGCGCAATCGAGGGAAAGGAGCCGGCGTTGCAGAGGGCGTACCTGGACCGCGTCAGGTCGGTGACGGATGCCGCTGTCGTGGTTGAGATCGAGCGCTACATCAACGAGCAGGATGAGGACTCCATTGTCTCGGCGCTGTCGCTGGGGCTGCTGGCGGTGTTCCTGGAGCAACTGCGGTCCACCTACCTGGCCGGCGCGACCCTCGAAATCAAGTTTTTCCCGGGACGGCCGGTCCCGGAGTTCGACCCTGTAGGCCCGGGGCCGTCGACCTGGTTATCGGAGCATGCCCGCGCCCTGCAGCGCGACATCGATGATGCTACGCGCCTGGCTGTCCGCCACACGATCCAGATGGCCGACCTCCTGGGGCGCCCGCCGCGCGCGACAGCACTCGATATCGTCGGCCGGCGAAGCCCGCAGACCGGGCAGCGAACCGGTGGAATCACTGGACTCTCAGGCAACTACGCCCAGGCAGTGGCCAACGCCCGCGCCCAGTTGCTCAGCGGGGACCCTGCGCAGATGCGCCAGTACCTGACACGCATTCGCAGGGATCGGCGGTTCGACAGGTTGGTCGAGCGAGCCGTCGAGGCGCGTCGCCCGGTCCCGTCGGCGGATGTCGATCGCATCGTAGGCCGCTATTCCGAGCGACTGCTGCGGACCCGTGCCGAGCAGATCGCCGCGACTGAGGCACACGACGCCTTCAGCGCCGGACGGGATCAGGTCTACGAGCAACTCGTCGCCAATGGACTGGAGCGCAGCAGAGTCCTGAAGACCTGGCACAACGTCGGCGACAACCGCGTTCGGCACACTCATTCGCCGATGCAGGGCCAGCGACAGCAACTCGGTAGTCCGTTCGTGACGGGCGGTGGCGCGCTGCTGATGTTCCCCGGTGACCAGACGCTCGGGGCCAGCGACAACGAAACCGCCGGCTGCCGGTGCTGGGTCGAGTACGAAATCGGAGGTATCCGTGCGTGACGAGATGCAGGCTATTTTCGGCCAGATGTTCGACAGCGTGTTCAGCGAGTCGGTGACCTCGTTCGCTGGCGAGTATCCGGGGCCGGGCGTCTTCGATCCGGTCACCGAGACCACCACCAGCCAACCCGTGCGGTACTCCGGGCGCGGGGTCTTCCACAACTACGAGGCCAACCGCATCGACGGAATCAACATCCTGGTCGGCGACATCCAACTGATCGCTCTGATCAACGAGGTGTCGGACCAGCCCGCCGTCGGCCATGAACTGAGCACTACCGACGTGGTGCCGATCCTTGGTGGGCCGTTGGCGGGCTATCGCATCGTGCGCGTTGGCGGTGATCCCGCCGGCGTGCATCACGATCTGCAGTTGAGGAAAGCGTGATGGCAAAGGGGAAGGGAGGAAGGTCCTGGAGCATCCCTCCGTCGGCTTTCGCCGAGAATGTCGGGCAGGCCGTGGCCAACCACCAGCGGCGGCTGACCATCGAAATGCTCGAGCAGATCACCATCCGCGCACCGGTACTCACCGGCCGGTTCAAGGCCAATAACCTGGTCAGCGTCGGCGAGCCGGTCTTCTATTCGGTGAACCGCTACGACAAGGACGGGAACGAGACCTTGGCTTATGGCGAGGCGGCCCTGGCCGGCCTGGCTCCGTACTCGGTGGTCTACATCCAGAACAACCTGATCTATGCGCCGCCGTTGGAGGATGGTCACTCCGGCCAGGCCCCGGCGGGCATATATGGCGTCAGTTTCCATAGCGTCACGGCGAGACATTCATGACCTTCGAACAGATCCGGGCAGTCATCATCACGCGCATGACCGAATGGGCCGCGATCCCGGCCGAGGACGTCGATTACCCGAACAACCCAAAAGGGCCATTCAAGCCGGACGGGAAGCTGATCTGGGCGCGCCTGGCGGATATCCCCGGCGCCTCTGCGGCCACGGAGATCGGCAACGGTCCCTGTGTTCGCCGCAGCGGCCTGATCATCGTGCAGCTCTTCGTGCCGACCTACAAAGGCACGCTGCTGCTGACCCGGACCGCCGATACGCTGCGCGAGCACTTCGAGTTCTACAGCGACCCGGTCCTGCCGTTCGAGTGCTTTGCCGTCTCCCAATCCGTTCCCGGCGATGATGGACACGGCTGGTACCAGGCCAACCTGACGATCCCCTACCGGGCTGGTTGAGCCCGACTCACCCACCGCCGCACGGCGGTTTTTTTTCGCCTATCACAGGAGAAACGCCCCCATGAGTAGCGGCGCGAAGGTCCAGCTTGCCTGGATCAAAGAGGTAACCCCCGGCGTCACCCCGCCGGGCGACTGGCACACGCTCACCCGTATCAGCAACGGGGTGACACCGACCTACAACTCTGAGGCCAACAACGAGATCGGTGCCGACCGTATGGCCCAGGGTACCGCCATGACCACCGTCGACGTTGGCGGTGACATCGAGAGCAAATGGCGCTACGGGGCGCTGGATGAGTTCATGGCCTCCTGCTTCGGCAAGAACTGGGTCGCGAACGTCCTGACCATGGGTAACGACCGCATCTCCTTCTCCCTGGCCACCTATGCCGCGGATATCGGCGTCGCCGGTATCGCCCGTGGCGCCCAGGTTGCGACGATGGCGTTCGACTTCCCGGGCGACAACGAGATCACCGTCACCACCACGTTCGCTGCCACCAGTTGGAGCGATAAGGCCGATGACACCTCGTTCATCGTCAACGCCCAGCCGGAGCCGGCGCAGCGCCGCTACTCGTTCAAGGACATCAGCGGCCTAAAGCTCAACGACCAGCAGGTGGGAGAGGGCAATGCCTGCGTCGACAGCTTCAACCTGCAGTTCGACAACGCGGTACAGACCCAGCGCTGTATCGGCAACGGCAACCCGTTCCCGGGCAACATCATCCCCACGACTTTCACGCCGTCGGGATCGATCACGATCAGTTGGTCGAAGATGGCCTATCAGCTCTGGAAGGCACAGCAGACCGGTGACGCCATCAGTTTGGAGTTCACCGTCAGCAATGCCGACGGCGGCTATCGCATCAGCCTCCCGGAGATGGAGGTCAACGGGTCCTGGCCGGATGCCGGCGCCGAGGAAATCGTCCAGGTCGAACTGAACTACACCGCGCGCCGTATCCCGCCGACCATCACCCGCCTGCCGGCGCCGATCGTGATTGCAAGTGTCACCGTCACGCCGGATACCGCCTCGGTCGCCGCCGGTGAAACCGTAGACCTGGAAGCCGAGGTTCTACCGGCCGGCGCCAGCCAGACCGTCACCTGGTCCACCTCCGATGCAGCGATCGCCACCGTGAACGACACCGGCCTGGTCACCGGCGTGGCCGTAGGCACCGCAACGATCACCGCTACCAGCACCGCGGACCCGACCAAGACCGATACCTGCGCGATCACCGTAACCGCGTAACCCCTTGCCTGGCGCGCCCTGCGGTGCGCGCCGGGCCTTTTTACCGCAGAGGAACACCATGGCCATCACCCTGAAGAAAAAGCCCGAAATCGACCTGTACGGCACCCGCTGGCTGCATCTCAAACTGGACGAGCAGGGGCATCTGTCGCCTTGCGACGTAGAAGCGGAGGCCGACCTTTCGCTGTTGGTGGCGTCGACTGGCGATCCGCTTTTCCAATCCCACCACGCGATGATCAACCGCCACATGCAGGCGATCGATGCTCAGGCCGGCGTCGGAACCAGCCAGTTCAGCCCGCTGACTCTGGCCGATGTTCAGTTCGACAATATCGACGACCTGCTGATTGGCCTGGTGGCCAGGCACATCATCAAGGACTGGAAGGGTGTGCAGGACGAGGCGGCGCCCGGTGTGCCCGCCGACTACACGCCGGAGCGCGGCCAGGCGCTGATGCGCCAACACCCCGATGCCTACTGGCTTGCGCTCAAGACCGGCACCGACATCGCGGTTCGTGCGGATCTGCGTACCCAGGAGACCGTGGGAAAGTCCTGAGCGCGTATCGCTGGGCTCGGGACTGGGCGGGGCCCGACAACGAGAAGAAGCGATGGAAGCATGAACGGTTCGGGCTCCCGGTCCCTGCGGAGCCCACCATAGACGCCGTCTGCGCCGAGGTGCTCGAGGCCTACCACCGGATCAGCAGGGGCCGGCAGTTCATCGGCATGATCGGTGCGCCGGCCCCGCTTTCTCACCGCGATATCGACGCCTACCTCCTGCGTTACCCCACCGCCATCCCCATCGCCGAGTTCGAGGCGGCGGTCCTCGCGCTCGACGACGAGTACCGCGTCCAGTGGGCCGCGGCGCAATCAGAACCTGCTGAACAAGAACCCGGAGACCGCCATGGCGGAAGAAAGTCGCCTCTCAATAATCATCGACTCCAGGGGCGCTGAGAAGAACGCGACCAGTCTTAGCGACGCGCTGGACCGGGTGGAGCGCAGCGGGGACGAAGCCGCCGGCAGCACCTCCCGCCTCAGTGAGGTGACTGTCCGCCTCGGCTCGAACATGAGCAAGGCTGCGGCCGCTACGGTTGCGTCGCTATCGCGCATCGAGCGCGCGACGGAGTCGACCAGTTCGCAGATGACGGCGCTTGTCTCCCGCGCTGTCGCCCTGGAAAACGCGATGTCGTCGGTGGGCCAGGGTATCGGTCGGCTCGACACCGGCATCACCCAGTCGAACGCGCAACTTGCGCAGTTGAACACCCAGATGTCGCATCTGGTGTCGACGTTCAGCACGTTTTCCCAGGGGCAGAGCGCGATCAACGCGCAGTTGTCGCGCATCGCTGCGAACATGTCGCGGGCAGCGGACGAGACCCAGAACCTGGGCCAGTCCACCAGCCGTGCCGGCCGCGGCGCGCGCGAAGCCGCGAGTGACCTCGACGCAGAACGCGCCGGCCTGGCGCGCCTGCTGGGGCAGATCAATCCCACTGTCGCGGCGCTCGACCGCCTCGACGACATGCAGCAACGGCTCACTCGCTACAAGAACTTGCGCCTGGTCGATGCTGAGACGGTGGCGGAGTACACCGAGCGGCTGAAGGCAATGCGCAATGCCCTGGGCGACGCCGAGGGCGGCATGAACCGCACTGGGATGTCGGCCAAAGCGCTGTCGGCGAACATGCGGATGCTGCCGGCTCAGATCACGGACATCGTTGTCGGCCTGTCCTCTGGCCAGGCCCCCTTGACCGTGCTGCTCCAGCAGGGCGGCCAACTCAAGGACATGTTCGGTGGAATTGGGCCGGCTGCGCGCGCCGTCGGGGGCTACATCGCCGGCCTGGTAAATCCCTACACCATCGCCGCCGCCGCCGCTGGCGTGCTGGCGTTGGCTTTCTACCAGGGCTCGGTGGAGTCGTCGCGCCTGACCAACGCCCTGGTCAAGAACGGCAACGCCGCCGGAACCACCGCCGGGCAACTCTCGGTCTTCGCGCAGCAGGTCGGGGCTGGGAACGCGACAGTAGCGCAGGCAGCCAGCGCGCTGACGCAACTGGCCGGCGCCGGCAACCAACTGACCATCCTCTACCCGAAGATCGCCGCGGCGGCGATCAGTTGGTCGAGTTTCACCGACCAGTCTGTCGAGGAGGTGGTCGACAGCTTCAATGACCTGGCCAAGAACCCAGTCGATGCGGTGAAGAAGCTCGACGACCAGCTCAACTTCCTGACCGCGAGCCAGTACGCGAACATCCAGTCGCTGCAGGAGCAGGGGCGCACAATGGATGCTGCTCGACTTGCGACCGAGGCATACGCCAACGCGCTGGCCAGTCGCTCCACGGAGATGGAGCAGAACCTGGGGGTGGTAGAGAAGGCTTGGAACGGACTGAAGAGTGCCGCGAAGTCAGCATGGGATGCCATGCTCGACATAGGCCGTACCGAGTCGCCGGAACAGCAACTGCAGAAGGTCTACAAGCAGATCGAGAATGCCCAGAAGGGCATTGGGCGAGGTGGCCGGGCCGCGTTTGGCCTGGGGATCAGCCAGCCCAGTCTCGATGCGCTATATAAGCGCGCCGCTGACCTTCAGGCGAAGATCGCCGCCGACGGCGCGAAGAACCTGGAGCAGGCAACGAACAACGCGATCCAGGCGGCCGGAAAGAAAGGCATCGATACGATCAACACGACGTTCGCCGCCGCGCAGACGCAGACCGAGAAGCTCCAGAAGCAACTGGTGGAACTCGACAAGGCTCGAAAGGCCGCCATGGAGGCGGGCGGATTCACAGCCGAGGAGGAGACCAAGTTCGCGGTCGCACGCAAGAACATCGAGCAGCAGATCGCCGACATCAAGGCGCGTGAGGCGAAGAAGAGCGCGCCGAAGACCCGCGGCCAGAATGTCGGCGTGCGTGAGGCTGACAATACCGCCTCCCGCTTGCTGGCCCAGTACGACCCGGCCGGCCAGGCTGTGCGCACCCTGACCAAGGAGCAGCAGCAACTCGACCTCGCTTGGCGGAAGGGCAAAATCACGCTCGACGAGTACGGCAAGGCCCTGGCGCAGGCCTCGCTGAACTACGCCGCGGCGATCAAGGGCGCCCAAGGGCTCACCGCAGCCGAGCAGTACCAAGCGCAGATGGAGCGGCAACTCTCGATTCAGCGCCAGCAGTACGCCGCCCAAGCCGCGGCGGTCGGCATGGGCGGCAAGGAAGCCGAACGGTACCAGCAGCGGCTCCAACTTGAGCAGCAGACCAACGACCGAGTCCTTCAGTTGCGGACCGAACTGGCCCAGGCCACAACCGAGAAGCAGCGGCAGGAGCTTCAGGCACAGATCGACTTGACCAACGAGTATCTGCCACAGCAGGTCGCTGCGATGGAGGCGGGCTGGGCCCAGATGGACGCGGCCATGGCCAACCCCATCAACGGCTGGACCGCTGCGGTGCAGAACTTCGGCGCGCAAGCCGCCAATGTCGCGGGGCAGACGCAGAGCATTTGGACCAACGCATTCGACACGATGACGAACGGGGTCACTGACCAGTTCATGAGCCTGGACCTTTCCCTGAGGTCCATTGGTGATCTGAGCAAGGAAGTACTTCGGAACGTCCTAGCTGGATTCGTCAAAATGGGCGTCCAGATGGCTGCTAACGCGGTCCTGAGCAGTACGATCCAGGCCGCCCAAACGACCCAGGCCGCAGCATCAGGGGCTGCTATTGCATCGGCGTATGCGCCTGCGGCCGCAACTGCATCTATCGCCTCTTTTGGCGGTGCCGCTGTTGCTGGCCTGGCGGCTATGACTGCTGCCATCCCGCAGATGCTGTCTCTTGTCGGATTCGCGAACGGTGGCTATGTGACGGGCCCAGGAACGGGGCGCTCTGACAGCATTCCGGCAATGCTCAGCAACGGCGAGTTCGTGGTGAATGCCGAGGCGACCAGGCGGAATCGGTCATTGCTCGAGGCGATCAACTCCAACGACCGGATTCCGAGCGGCAGCGCTGCGTCGAACTCGTCCAGCGGTGCCACCGCTTCGGCTGGTCTCGCGCCAGAGGTCAACATCTTCAACGCGCCGCCCGGCACCCAGGCAAACGTCAGGATGGAGAACGCCCAGTGGGTGCTCGACGTCGTGTGCGGGAGCATGGAAGGCGATGGCCAGGTACACCAGGTCATGGCCGGTAAATATGGCGTTACCACGGTGGGACGGTAATGAGTGACGACATCATCAAATATCCGGCGCAACTGCCGCACCCGCTGCAACAGAGTTACGCCTTCGAGACGACGAACCCGAAGCTGTCTACCCCGATGGCTTCGGGCTACGTTCGAGAACGCCGGCGAACCCAGAGCGCACCCACCAGGGCGAAAGTCACCTGGAACATGGATAGCCAGCAGGCCGCCTTCTTCGAGGCGTGGTTCGCCCGTACCCTGGTGGACGGAACGAAGTGGTTCGAAGCGATGCTGCAGACGCCGCTTGGCTTCCTGCCGTACACCTGCCGGATTCTCGGGATGTACGAGGGCGCCGAACTGGTCCAGGTCAGGCGCTGGGAGTACAGCGCGACGCTCGAACTGCGCGAACGCCCCCTGATGCCACCAGGCTGGGAGGAGTTCCCGGACTACTGGTTCAACATGAACATCCTGGATCTCGGGATGAACCGCGATGGTCACTGGCCGGAGGCATGAGATGGACCCACTCGAAGTTGCCTTCGCTTCGCCGGCCGACGAGGTGCTGATTCCAACACTGGAGATCACCTGTGATGCCTGGCCGGCCCCGGTGTTGCTGACGCACGGCTACGACAATGTCACCGCCGGTACCGAGGATGGCCGAACTCTGACCTTCGAGGCTGGCGGGATCGATGCCTCGTTGCCGAAGTCGGACAACACCGGGAACCAGACGATCACCTTTGCCATCGACGGCGTGACCGGAAAGGCCCAGAACCTGATCCAGCAGGCCGTCGATGCAGAGAAGCGGGTTCGGCTGACCATGCGGCTCTACCTCAGCACGGACCTCTCCAGGCCGAAGCGTGACTACCACATGACCGTCAAGAGCGGCGTGCTCGAGGTCGATCATGCCGAAATTCAGGCCGGCTACTTCGACCTGATTGGCACCCGCTGGCCCCGCGTCGACTTCAACTCCCAGAACGCACCCTGCATCAAGTACGAAGGCTGATCCATGCTCGATCGATATCTCGCCGCCGTCTACGAAGACGGCGGGCGCGAACTGCCGCGCGTCGATTGCTGGGGGCTCACCCGGCTGGCGCGTCATGAGCTCTACGGCATGCCCATGCTCTCCAGCTTCGGGGAGGTAAGGCATACCAGCCCGCGCCATTTCCAGCGCGCCTACCAGCGCCAGGTCCAGGCCGCCCTGGAAGAGTGCGAACCGTTCGCCGGCGCCATCGCTGCCGGCATGGATGGGGCGGTCTGCGTCCACGTCGCCCTGGTCGTGGCCAGGGAAGGGCGGCTGCAAGTACTCGAAATCAATCCAGGGTCCGGCGCCCGCCTGGTGCGCCTGCAGGACTTCCTCGAAAACTTCACCCGGGTGATCTTCTACCGTGATCGAATTCTTCGCGAACAAGCTGGATCCTGAGCCGCTGCGCCAGTACCCCGTCCGCGCGCGGATGCCAATCGACACCTGGTTGCGTGGGAACGTGGCGAGCTATCGCCGCAATCGGCGCCGCATCCGCCGGGGTGAGTTGAACCCGGTAAGCATCTCGGTAAACGGTCGGCTCGTCCACTTCAGCCGCTGGCGCGTGACCGAGATCGGACCCGACGACGAGGTCCACATCTGGAAAGAGCCGAAGGGCATCGATCCGATCTCGATCACGATCGCCGCGATCAAGAGCGCCCAGGCGCTGTTTCGGTTGTTCATGCCTCGGATCAAGATGCCGAGCACCCAGAACCCGCGCCAGGGCGACCCGCTGGAGAGCGCACGGACCAAAGCAAACCAAGTCCGCTACGGCGACATCGTTCGGGAGGCGTTTGGCCGGAACAAGATCTACCCCGATTACATCGTCCCGCAATGCCGGCGTTTCCCCAGCGAGCGGACGGAGTGGGTCCAGATGCTGCTGGCGGTCGGGATCGGCGACTACGAGATCCACGCCAGCGACATCATGATCGGCGACACCCCGATCATTTCGCTCGGTAATAACGCCCGCTACCGCATCTATCGGCCGGGTGAGAGTGTGGCTGGCGACCCGGCTGCGGAGTGGTGGCACTCGGTTGCCGAGGTCGGCGCCACGGCGACGGGCACCGCTGGGATCGACCTCCGTACAACCACCACGGTCGACCAGTCTGCGAGCGCCCAGGCGTACCAGTTCGACGGCGACCTGGTCACCGTTCCCGTCGGGGCCGGCCAGTTCCCCACTGGCTGGGCTGCCGGGATGATCGTCCGCGTCGAAGTGATGTACCAGTACAACGTCACCGCAGGCACCGGAGTGGGCGGCCGAGACACGATCTCCGGCCCACTCGCCCAACTCGGCGCGTTCCCGGGCATGGTGATCGAAGTCACCGGGGCGAACGAAGGCATCTACGTCGTCAACAGCTACACCGCGCCGGCAGGCTCCACGCCAGCGTCGATGACGCTCAACACCACCAGCGGTGCCCCCGTTTCTGGGTTGCAGTACGGCACGGGCTGGGCGTGTATTGGCTACCGCGGGCTCCGGTACCGGATCACCGCTGCGAGTTCCAGCCAATTGGCGTTGGACCGGTTGACCGATACCGGCTCCGACGACACTGCTTGGCCTGGATTCGACTACATCGAGAGCAACTCGGCGGTCCTGAAACTGGACGGCTCCACGCTGGAGGGAGACTGGGCCGGCCCGTTCGCAGGGAACCCGGAGGCCGAGAAAGCCACCGCGATCGAGTTCGACTACATGTTCCCGCAAGGCCTCGGCGGCGTGGATAAGAAGGGGAGACTCTTCAATTGGCAGGTCGAGATCGAGCTTCAGTGGCGCGACATGGCCCTGGCCGGCGCATGGACCTCGTACCGAGAGACCATCAGCCGGGCGACTCTGGACCAGATCGCATTCACGCGCCGGATCAACCTGCCGTATGCAATGCGCCCTGAGGTTAGGATGCGTCGGATCGGTGCGAAATCGACCGAGACCACCATCCAGGACACCGTGCAGTGGTACGGCCTACGGGCTAGGCTAGCGAGCCCGTCGTCGTACCCCGGAATGACCGTCATTTCAGTGGCGGTCGCCGGCGGCGGCCGCTTGGGTGCGCAGTCCGAGAATCGGGTCTCGGTGATCGGTACCCGGATACTCCCGACGCGCCAGAACGGCGCGTGGACGGAGCCGCGGCCTGTCCGGGATCTGGTGGCGCCGTTCTGCTACGTCGCGAAGTCCGTTGGGTACGAGGATGCAGACCTCGACCTGGTCGAGATCGATGCACTGGCCGATATCTGGGCACAGCGAGGCGATACGTTCGATCACCAATACGAGTCGACGTCGACGGTGAAGGAAGTGCTGGGCGACATCCTCGCCGCGGGATTCTCCGAGCTGACGATTGGCCGCGGGCGGCTGCGTCCGGTTCGCGATGGGCTACGCGAGGGTGTCGATCATCTCTACACCACGCCGGCGGCGAATGGCGAGGTCTGGGCCTACTCGGCACAGAACATGAAAGGGTCGCTCTCCAGAACCTTCAGCACGCCAACCCCAGACGACAACGACGGCGTCGACGTCGAGCACATCGACGGCCGAACGTTCCAGAAACAGACCGTCAAGTGCCGCCTGCCTGGCCAGTTGGGGTTGAAGCCCGAGAAGGTCAGCGCTGTCGGGGTGAGCGACGTCAACAAGGCGTATCAGAAGGGCATGCGCCGAGCTGCAGAGCAGCGCTACCGGCGGTGGAACTACTCGTTCGAGACGGAGCTCGACGCGAACAACAGCGGCTATCTCAGCCTGGCCGCTGTGTCCGACGACACGCCGGGGAGCGGGCAGAGTGCATTCCTGAAATCGCTCAAGCCCCAAGGCACCGGCTTCGTACTGGAGAGCAGCGAGCCGCTGGACTGGGCCTCAATGGCGATGGCAAGGGTCGCCCTGCGCAAGCCGGATGGTCGCGTAGACGGCCCCTGGAGGGCATCGAGAATCGACGAATACCGCATGTGGGTACCCTCACTGGGTTTCGTCCCCGATCTTTCCTGGACCCGTGAACCACCGCATCTCCTGTTCGGCCGCATCCACCCGGTGCTGATCACCGGCGTGGACCCGAAGGGCCTCGAGAGCTGCTCCGTCCGCGGCGTGAACTACGACGAGCGGCTCTACATCAACGACAACGCCACCGCACCGCCTGAGGCGGTCTGACCGCCAACACACCATCCCCATGAAGAACCCCGCCCAGTGCGGGGTTTTTGCTTTCTAGGAGCAACCATGCCCTTCCGATACAACACCATGAATGCGGTTGAGCCGGATGGATCGTCCGACTTCCGCGACGCCCACGACAACACCGGCAACCTTGATCTCGCGATGAACGGGACGGCACTTGCTTGGACGGACCGTCTCGGTCGTTCTAAAAAGTCCTGGGTAGGCTTCGAGGATCAGGTAAACACCTTCCTCGCCCGATCTGGGTTCGAGTTGCCACCGTTGCAGTATGTTGACGACACCCCGCTTTTGGTTGACTCGCCCGCCAAGCTTATCCAGCGCGGCGGGAACCTCTACAGCGTCAAGCTGCCGGCATCGTTCCCTGTCGAGCTCTCCGGCACCTGGTCCGCCGACGAGCCGCTGCTCGTATTCCGCAACGACCAGTCGCTCCGCCAGGAACTCGCAGAGCAGAACGGCGGCACGCTGGTCGGCTGGAAGCGCACCCAACTTTCCGCGTCGATCGACACCATCCAGCAGCTAGCGGACTCTATTCCAATCCGGGTGTGGGAGTTCGCGGAGCTGGTCTCTGACAAGCCGTCGCCTGACCCGGCGACTTGGAACTGGACGCCGGCGTTCCAGGCGATGGTAGATACCGCTGAGTCCTACATGCAGTCATCTGGAGCGAAGCAAATCACCTGCTATGCCGGGCCTGGCACGTTTCTGATTGACTCAATTGTGTGGCGCTCTGGTGTGCACATGTATTTTGGAGGTGCTGAGCTAAAAGCCCATCCTGACTCTATAGATGGGAACTCGCTAATTAACGCCACCCTTAAGCTAAGTGATATCGGTTTCTATGGCCCTGGAATAGTTAACGGTGACAAGGATAGTTTCGATCCGGAGCATAGGCAGCACGGTATTCACTGTGTAGCGAAGAAAGTAAAGGTGAAAGATCTTTTTATTGAAAATATCGGCAGCAGTTCGGTTTTCTCGTTGGGCGATGGCGTAATTTTTCGTCCAACAATCCCAGAAGGTGACTTTCAATGCGAGGATTGCGAGGTTTCTGGGTGCACATTTAGCAATATAGAAAGACAGTGCATAACGGTTGAATCCGGATTTAATATCCGGATTTTGTCGAATGGGTTCTATAACAGCACTTATGCAGCGCTGGATATCGAAAATGCTGGATATACCATGGGTGATGTTGATGGGGTTATTTTTCAAGGTAACTATATCGATGGATGCCTGTATGGTGTGACTGCTGTGACGTACCAGCCAGTAGATGCTCAGCGCAATATTGTTTGTGGCGGGAATATCTATAAAAATGTGATGGATGCGTATCATTTCCGTGGCTGCTCTAATGTGAAGGTCGGTTATGGTGATATCGCCGAAGTAAGTCGATACGGAGCCTATATTTACTCCGATGGCGCTACTACGGTGAGTAACATCGAAATATCCGACTTCACCACGTCGGGAGGTACGTATGGCGTTTACGCGCAGACAACTAGTGGCGGATCTTTCAATAGGATTAAACTGTCCACCCTGAAGATTACCGGAACATCCACGTCGCCTATCACTGTGCAGAGCACATCTGGATTGCGCATAGAAGAGGTTGACGTGCTGATCAACACCGGCGCAGGTGTTGTGATCCAAAACTGTGCCTCACCAATTATCAGAAACTTGAAGATGGTGGGCGCGGTTACGCTTTCTGTGCCAGCAGTGTCATTCATCGGTACAACTACGAATCCGAGAGTAGGAGGGCTGGATATAGCTGGCTTCACGGTTGGCGTTTCTGTCACCACGTCTGCTACCACGACAATCCATAGTCTCAGTAATAACGTGTTTGCAGGAGTTGCGACCCCATGGTCGGTGAATCCGGGAAACTACATTAAAGGGCAATTCTCTGGAACGTTCACAATGAATGCTGCCGCAAGCATGAACGTCAATAGTGTTGGCATGAATGTGACATCATCTGTTGTGAGGTTGATCCCCACTAACGCGGCAGCAGCAACGCTTCAAGCTGGCTCAAAAATGGCCTGGGTCGTCAACTCGGCTTCGAGCAATAACGTATCGTTCAGAGTGCAGACCGCAGACGGAACATCGGCGGCTGGGACGGAAACTTTTTCTTTCGTGATAGAGAACCTATAACTATGGCGCTGGGGCGGTAAACCGCCCCAATTTTTCAAAGGTTCGTAGCTACATCTCTGCTCTTAATAAACACGTCGCCGAGTCCAATTCGCTCAAACTCATTTCGATGGCTGACACTGGCTTTCAACATTATCGAGCGAATAAATGCTGCTGTAAGGTGGTTCCAGTCAGTGATAAACGGAACACCGTCCGACTCATACGGGCACGCGGACTTCTCATTCTTGCACGTCATACCTATAAGGTCGATATACTCGAATGGTACGGTGTAGCTTTTGAAAAGTGGTAACTTTGTTATATCCTGTTTTTCAGATGGGTAAGATGCTATGTCACGACAAATTGAGGCGTCTCGCCACGATACGAACATTGCCATGAGGCAAGAGTCGTGTTTCTTACCGTCCATTTGGTAGTAGCTTCCTATGACGTATGTCTTAGGGCTTTTCCCAACGGAGTGAACATAGCTTAGTATGTCAAGCCTGAATCGATTCGATGAGTATTCAAATGGTCTGTGAGAGGTAAGTATTATCTTCTCTACTGACTGCATTAACTCTTTGTCGTTGATGATTTTATTGAAGTCTGCACAGTTAGCTTTGTATGGAGCTCCCAACGGGTCGGACTTTATAATTCCGATTTCAAACTTCACGTCGCACCCAAGGTATGATGCAGAAATAACTCTGTATTTCGAGTGATCAATAATTGAATTGAGCGCGGATGACCAGTTTCGCAGGTACGAATCACCAACTATGAATATTGTTTTCGCGTCGGGAGGGCTAGCGTACTCAGGGACCTTCATTGAGTCTGTTGTGTACTTTGCAAGGATGGATTCCTCGTATGATCTGGCCTCTTTCGAGTAGACCATGTTCATCCTGTCCGGGAAACCTTTTTGAAGGTGTCCGTATATCCCGGTGGCAGTTACCAGAACGGATGCCGCAGCGGCATAGGAGAGCACGCGAGCGCGACTTGCGCCGCTCTTACGAAATGGTTTTTCAACGATCCAATACGAAGCTACGGAGAGTGCAATGGTGAGCGCGATGATCAATATCTGCGCCGAGACCGTGAGCTCGCCCATCATCTTCACTTTCGCTAGTGCAATGATCGGTTGGTGCCAGAGATACGCGCTGTAGCTCAGTAACCCGATCCAGACCAGAGGCTTGAAACTCAGCAGGGTGCCAATGGCTGTCCCAGGGCGCGCAAACAGAATTATCAGCGCGGTTCCTAGTGTTGGGTAAAGTGCGTTTGACCCAGGGAAAGGAGTCGCCTGATCAAATGCGTAGACCGAGTATGCGATCAATGCGAGGCCAGCTATTCCTCCAATGTGGCTGCCGCGAAGATTCGGCCTCTTGAAGAGGATAAGAGCCACAATCGCGCCAACCATCAATTCCCAGGCGCGTGACGGAAGCAGGTAGAATGCCGTCATTGGCTCTGCTGACACTGTTACGTCTGAATATATAAAACTTGCAATCCCGATTGCGGCAATAGCTGCGCATAGAGCAGTGAATCCAAATCTCCAACAGGTCATTATCACAAGCGGGAAGAATATATAATATTGTTCTTCTACTGCGAGGCTCCACGTGTGGAGAAGTGGCTTAAGCTCAGCTGCTGAATCAAAGTATCCTGACTCATACCAGAAAAGAAAATTTGACGAGAAGGTTGCGGTAGATGCAACGCTCTGTGCAAATCTTTGCATTTCCTCGGGCGGTAGTGTTATCCATGCGAACGGAATTACGCACAATATCATCGTGAATAAGACAGGGAGAATTCTGCGCGCACGACGTTCGTAGAATTTGAGAATGCTTAGTTTGTTCTCCTGCCGCTCTTTCAGGAGAATCGATGTAATTAGATATCCGCTGATTACAAAAAATATATCTACACCAACAAAACCGCCGCTGAACTGTGAGAGACCGACGTGGAACAGGATTACAGGTAGTACGGCTATCGCTCGTAGACCATCGATTTCAGGGCGATATGCCAGGAACTTGTTGTGCATCGGATTCCCTTCGGTTGGGCGCGGATCAGCCGCGAATGATACCGGCTGTTGGGGTTGAACGTCATGCCCGCTTCGACGCGGGCGCCACTGGAGAACTACATGCCCATCACTGAGCAGCAACTGCTGCGTATTTACCCGAACGCCGGCCCTCGAGCCGGCGTTTTTGTTGGTGCGCTGAATCGCGGGATGACGCGGTTCGGTATCACGTCGCCGGTGCGGGTCGCCGCGTTCCTCGCCCAGGTCGGCCACGAAAGCGGCCAGTTGACCCGCTTGGTGGAGAACCTCAACTACAGCGCGCGCGGCTTGGCGGCGACCTGGCCGAGCCGATACCTCGATGCCGACGGCCAGCCCAACGCCCTGGCGCAGCGCCTGGCGCGCAACCCCCGAGCCATCGCCAACAACGCCTACGCCTCGCGCAACGGCAATGGCGACGAGGCGTCGGGCGACGGCTGGCGGTTCCGCGGGCGTGGCCTGCTACAGATCACCGGCCGGGCGAACTACCGCGCCGCCGGCGCCGGGCTGGGCCAGCCGCTGGAAGCGGAGCCGGAACTGCTTGAGCAACCGGAGTGGGCGGCGATCTCGGCGGCCTGGTGGTGGGCCAGTCACGGCTTGAACGACCTGGCCGACCGGGGCGAGTTCGCCGCCATCACTCGGCGCATCAACGGCGGCACGAACGGTCAGGCGGAGCGCCTGGCGTTGTGGGAGCGGGCGAAGAGGGTGCTGTCGTGATCTCAGCCCGTGTTGTCTCGATCATGCTGGCCTGCCTGGTGCTGGTCGGTCTCGGCGCCGCCGGCGGTGTCTGGTTCGGCGCGCGGCACTACCGCCCGCAACTCGACGCCGCGCGGTCGGACCTCGTTGCCTGCCGCGCCGCCCGGAGAGATTTGGAATCCGCAGTGGTGGAGCAGGGCAGGCAGGTCGCCGCGCTGCGTCAGGCTGGTGAGCAGCGCGCCCAGGATGCAGCCCAGGCGGTGGAGCAGGGACGACAGCAGGCCGCCGAGCGGTATTCCGCCGCCAACCGTCTGCTGCGTGATCGCACCGCCGGCGAGCAGTGCGCGGCCGCCGAGGCGGTCATTGATCAGGAGTTGGGTCTATGAAGGCGGTGCTGATGCTGGTGATTGTTGCGCTGGCGGGATGCGCCGGCCAGGACGAGCCTGAGCCGCGCACGGTGCGCGTAGAAGTGCCGGTAGCGGTGCCGTGCCGAGTGCCGGCGGTAGAGGTGCCAGTCTGGGCCACGGCGGGGCTGCGGAAAGGCGACGACCTACAGACCAAGGTCCGTGCGTTGCTCGCCGAACGCTTGCAGCGGATCGGTTACGAGGCGCAGCTCCTGGCAGCGAATCAGGCCTGTCAGGATTAGGAGTAGACTACGGCCTTTTCCTACGAGGGCAGGGCATGCTGGTCATTCGATTCAAGGGCTGGTCGGTGAAACTCGACCACCAGGTGGGCAGCGCTGGGAAACATGGCATCTGGTCGTTTCACGGTTCGGAGAGCAGCTACGTGCCGGACATGCAGACGATTCTCCGGCATGCGGCGATCCGGCCTGCGGAGCCGAAAGATGGCGCTGAAGTCGAGGTATTCATCTGTGATTCGAGAATGCCGCAGGATGAGTGGCGTGCCATAGGGACGGGCGTAGCGGCTTACGAGGCCGAGCGCTGAGGCTCGATCAACTGCGGCCCCTGGTTCCTCACGTTCCCCACGTCGCGGCTTACCGGATACCAGGTGAACGCCTCGCTCGGCTCGCCTTGGTTCAGCGCGATCTGCTCCGCGCGCTCCGGTGTTGTCGCCGGGTCAATCCACTCCCGGGCCAACTCTGGCGGCAGCACAACTGGTCTCCGGTCGTGAATATCGACCATGCCGCCGGCGCTATCGGCGGTGATGATGACGAACCCATGCTGCTCGGCCTGCTCAACCTCGAGCCCGGGGAACTGGCCAATCGCGGCGCAGAGGATTGGTGAGCCGTCGGCGTGCTGGATGTGATACGGCTGTTTCCGCGTGCCGCCTTCGTCAACCCACTCGAACCAGCCACTGATCGGCGTCAGCGCCCGGTGTTTCCAAGCCGCGCTGAAGAAGCGTCCATGCGCCACTTTCTCGACCCTGGCGTTGATCGGCGCCGCGCGATCACGGGCCCAAAACGGCCTCCATCCCCATCTGATCGCCTGGGCGACCAGGGCATCGCCCTCAAGGCGCAACGTCGTCACCTGGGTTGACGGCGCAACGTTGTAGCGCTCTGGCTGTTCGCCGACGAGGTTGACCAGGACGTTGGGCATCGACAGCGCGTCGACGAACTCGTGCAGGCCGGTGTACTGGCTGAGCCTTCCGCACATTATGGTGCCTCACACAGTGGACGCAGACTTCATGACCAGATAGACGCACATCGCTATACCTGCCGCGAGCAGCATGCCTATGGCAATGAAACTGATCTTCATGAAATACCCTCGTTGTGACCTGCGATGAGCTGCTGATTGCAAAGAGGGGAAGCAGCAGAAAGTGGAGACTCCGGGAGGTTGGGCAGCTCCCGGAGTTTCCGTGACCATAGGAGAAAGTCACCCAGATAAGGCTAGACATGTTTCGCTTTGAGGCAAGCGAAGCGGCGCGGTATGGGCTATCGCCGGAGAGGGGCTATGGCGGCCAACGCCACGGCCTGAAGTCATCAGGGATCTGCTCGACAAGCAGCAGCGTCCCGCCTGCGTCGAGTTCGATCTCCAGACCGCGCACAACGCCGGCGCGCTCAAGCGCCTGGCCCAGGCGCAAGTATGTTATCCCGTCCAGGGGATCCCGGCCGAGGTAGCCCAGCCGCTGTCGTGCGGGTGCGGGCCCGTGGTAGATGCCCTCGTCGTCCACGCTCCCGACGACGGCGCCGCCGTCGAGCACGTCGTAGCAGCAGTCAGAGCTGTAGTGCGTCTCGCGCGTGATGCCGTGCTCGATCGCCCATGAGTACATGCCGAGGGCGTCGGTGACCATGTCGTGGCGGTCCTGCAGGTCCACGATTCCGCACTGGTAGAGCTCGTTGGCCTCGCCGACAAGGTAAAGGTACTGCTCATCCGCGGCGTACAGCCAGGCAGCATGCTGCCGCATCGCTGCAAGCCATTGTGTTACGCGCTGATGGTGGCAATGCCTAGGGTCGGAGTAGGACAT